ATGAATAATTTACTTGTTGGAAATGGAATCAATATTCAATTTAATAAAACGGACTATACCTCTCAGCAAATTGTGCTTAGAATTTTAAAGAATTGTGATAGAGATGATTTTCCGTCACATATCATTGTAAATTTCCCTTATTTGTTAAAAAATTATATTGGACAGCTTTATTTAGAATCACGAAAAATCATTTTAGGTGATTATGATAACTATACATTTGGTTCTGCCGAAAAAAATTCGTTGGTTTCATTTAAAAAACAATACACTGATAAAATTAATATGCTAAGAATTACAGATATCGGATTTGAAGATTACTACTTAATTCATGATTTAGTCTGCCACAAAATGAAAGTATATAATCCAGAACAGTTTTATATAAGAGAATCCATGAAAGTTGCATACCTATATTCAATTTATAATGACAGAAAAATAAATCAGTTATATAAAAATTATCCTAGATTGTTTATTGAATTTCTTATAAAATTTGACAATATCTTTACGACTAATTATGATTCAAATATTGAATTAGCTACAGGGAAAGAAATTTTTCACATTCATGGTCAATTTGATAAAAAAAGTGATGTCTATATTACATCTTCTTTTAGAAATCAACTTCCAGATGCTCCAATTAAAGAAATTGATGTTGATGAAAATTACTTTTATCTTTATTCAAATGCAATGACTACACATTGTGGAGCATATAAAGAGTTTCAATTAAAGCAACATTCACAAGCAAATAGTTGCGTGGAAAAAATGGCTTTAGCGTATAATACTGATTCTAAAATTAAGCAAGAAGTAGATGCTTGGACTCATAATACCAATACGCTTACAGCAAACCTTGGCTATGCTATCCAGCTTAAAGCATCTAATTCTTCGTTAACTTTTACTGACAATTATCACTTTGATTAATTTAAATCTATTTCTGGAACGTTGGAAATCCTTGGTTTGTCTCCATGGAATGATTTTCATATTTTTGAATCCATCAATCTTGCTGATTTAGAAGAATGTGTATATTATTTCTTTGATAAAAGTGAATGTAACATAATTAGAAATATCTTGCCAAATCTTTTTAAACAAGGAAAACTCAAATTTGAATCAGTTGAAACATTTTGGGAGAATTGTTATGAAAACTAAAACTATTATAAAGACTAAAAATGAATTTATAAAATGGATAGGTATTGCAAACCTTTTTGCAAAAAGTATGATTTCACCCAATGATGCTCTTAAACAATTTAACAATCTCGACTCAACACAACGTATAAAGATAAAACAATTATTTGAAGAATATGATAAGATTCGGAGAGTAAAGATTCCAAAGGGAGAAGTTGATGTCGCGTGGGAACTTTCTGTAATGGTTGATGCACATATTATTGCTACAGATTTTAACATAGACCCTCTAACTGCTGTTATGTGTGTTGCTCCGGTCTGTAAAGCTAACGAAAGGGTAGTTTTTAAATAATTGTACCTTTTCTAGTGAAACAAAATACTGCTTTATAAGTTAATATCGAAACTCAACAAAAAAACAGAAAGCTGACTGCTTTTTGAAGTAATCAACTCTCTGCTTTTATTTGCACTCTGTTTGTCAGCGTTGATAATAAGTTGTTGTAAATACTTCCTTATCAACGTAAAATCAAGGAATTCCGGGATTTATCTTTGGCAGGGGCAGAAGGATTCGAACCCTCGGCACGCGGTTTTGGAGAACGGTAATATACATTTTAACTGTTTGCTTCTCGTGTTATTTGGTGTTACCTAGTGCTGAAAATTGGCTAAAAACCTGAAAAAAAGCCTTATGAAGGCTAAAACAGGCGTTCGAATATGCAAGTTTTATGCATATTTGATAGACAAATTGATAGACAGAAAAACAGTAATATGATAGACAACTGTTTCAGCGGCTCTTTATCCGGTTTATATTTTTAGGCAAACCTTACATCCCCTCTTATTTTTTCGCTCGTGTATTATAATGTTTATATCTTCTTTATCAAATGGCTGTTATGAAAATCTATTGTGATTCGCATTGTACAATAATTATTCCTTTTCGTTTGGAGGTATAATTACCGTAAATAATTTATTATCATATGAATCCAGTTCTTTTATTGTTTTCTCAAACCTATACACTCTTGGTTTTGGTAAAGAGGTATCGGTTTGTGAAGGTTTCATAGCTAATCTGTATGGTCGATTATGTTCATCTAACCCATTTAATCCGCCATTCATCTGAAAAACTTCTGGATGACGAATCAGCTTAATTTCACCTTCATCGGCTAAAAGATTCACAGCGATGTGTAGTTCATCGATCGAACCATTGCAATAATTTGATGGGTCGATTAAAAATTTGTTAGATTTGGTCATATCATATGTATTTTTATATTCCATGTTAATTTCCCACGTTGCCACATCCCCAACTTTCAAGTCATCTCCAACTGTTGGTGAATTCCACAAATGAAGGTGCGGACTCTTATAACCTTCAGTATATAAAGACATATGTACGTAATTCAATTTATCAATTTCATCCTTATCGTTCATTGATATACGAAAACGAGGGGTGAATTTCTTATTGGATATGTCAGTTTTAGTATTATTTGACGAAAGTGTAGTAAAGAAAATACCTCGCACTCCCTTTGTCGCAGTTGCATGTTGGAATGAATAATGAATTGACAGTTTGCAATTATCACATCTCTTTGGATTTGGCAGCTCAATCTGGTAGGTAACCTCTACTCTCTCAATGTTAAAATGATTTTTAGTATTAACTTTCAACCCTGCCTTTCTTGAAGCTAGATATGTACAAACCAAATAAGCAGGATAGTCAGTAGATTTCAATTCATTAAATACGCTGCTATAGTATCGATATCGCTTATATATTTGCAGCAAAAAATAACTAAAAGATGCTATGGATGCTAGTAAAAGTAAAAATGCTTTCCAATCCATCTTGCTTCCTAAATTTATTAACCAACCGTCTGATGCAATGAAAGTTATAAGTCCTGTTGATGTTTTAACTGCAAACTCTAGATTATCTTTTTTGAAAAAAGTGCATATTTCATGTTTTATTCTGGCTATAAGTTTTTTGAAAGTATCTTTCCTGCTTTTTTTCTTCATTTTTAAATCCCCTTCCAGATATGTCATGAATCATCTTATATATAGTCGGAATAATTTTTAATAAAATTAGTTATAATATTTCATCCTCTCTCGATTTTTTTGAATCCTTCAAGGAAAAAAATAAGGGAAACTTTTTGAAACCTTCAGTACAGCAGATACTTCATTTTTTATAGTTTACCTAAAACAATAAGAAATATTTTCCTAGTTGATTCATTATCCGTAATCATATAGAATGTGATTGAGAACATTGTCCGAATTCTATCCTAGATTAAAGGAGAGCTCGGGTATGGTTATCAATAATGAATCAAGTTGTCCAAAGTGCGGAGGTAAATTGAAATATTACGATAGAGTTGAGAGAATTGTACGGACGAAAGGCCGCCGTACCAAGTGGGTAACAGTACGCCGCCTGAGATGTTGCAGATGTGGTATGCTGCACAGAGAGCTTCCAGAGTATGTATATCCGTATAAACAGTATGAGATGGAAGTCATCACGGGTGTTTTGGATGGGATAATTACATCAGACACCCTTGGATATGAGGATTATCCTTGTGGTATGACCATGGCAAACTGGATTTCGCATAAATCCCAGTTCCTCTTATGAATACATACTTAGGAGGTTCACTATGGCAAACAAGAATACCGACATGGATAAAGAGATGGTAAAGCTACTTGAGCACTTTGCGCAAGAGTACCACAAGATAGTTGTAAAAGAAACTGTAACGCTGGTTATGCTATGCGCCGGGGCATCGGTTCTGGCATTTTTTACCGTTGAGAGTATAAAGCAGTGTGTTCGGGAACATAACTTCAGAAAGATGTATAGAAAAAAGAAGTGAGGGGCCAGCACGGCCTCTTTCTTTTTTTGCTCCGCGAAATTCGCAATGCTGCTTGATAAACTATCCATTTCCGCCAGTTCATCTGTTAGCTACTCTCGAAGACGTTGAGGAGTACAATAAAATGCTGGAGGCGTATTATCCGCAAAAATCGCAGGCTCTGTTATGAAAGGAGGCGTAGTGAATGAACAAATCTGACCTTTTGAAAGGCTTGAGTCTTCTTGCCGCAGGAGCCGGTTTAGTATTGAACATACTGAACAGTTTTATCGATGACAAGAAGATGGAGCAAAAGATTGAGGAAAAAGTGAATGAAGCGCTGTCCAAAAGAGAGCAGGAGTCCTGACAGGGACTCTTTCTCTTTATATTTTTACAATCGAAAGGAGAGTCAGAAATGGCTAAGATCAATTTTTCAGCCATTGCCAAAACTTTTGGCCGAGGTTTGAAGGAACGAAGTCCTGAAATCCTGGTTGGTATAGGTATCGTCGGAATGATAGGTGCAGCTATTATGGCGGTAAAGGCTACACCAAAAGCCTTGGAGCAGATTAAAGAAACTGAAAGGGAAACGAAGGAGTCGCTCACTCCTAAAGATACTTTCAAGGTAACGTGGAGGAATTATGTTCCGTCCGTAGTAACGGGGACGCTCTCGGCGGCCTGCATTATTGGCGCAAATTCTATACACCTGCGTAGGAAAGCAGCCTTGTCGGCGGCATGCGCTTTGTCAGAAACAGCATTGGCAAACTTTAAATCCCATGCCATCGAGCGTATCGGCGAAAAGAAAGTTAAGGAGATTGCGGACGACGTTGCAAAAGAGCAAATTGGTAAGAATCCGGTTTCTGACAAAGAGATCATCTTCACGTCTAAGGGCAATACCCTTTGCTACGACCCATGGTGTGGCAGATATTTCAGAGGAGACATAGACTACATCCGGAAAGCAGAATATTATCTCAATCAAGAGATGCAGTCTATGGGTTATACATGGACGATATTTTGGACCAGTACGGTATCGTCAGTGTCAGCGATTTGTACGAGGCGGCGGATATTGACACAAATAACTACACGCTCAATAAAATTGGTTGGACAAGTATCCGCAGCGCAGATATTATTCGGGTTCGAGATGGGTGGATGATTAAATTTCCAAAACCAGCCCCCATGCTGAATTATTATAACCGTACTATCGAGCCTATTCTGTCTGCTATTGCCACTGAACTAAAGCGTAAGTTCCTGACTAAAACAGCTCGCTCTCAAAAGCAGTCGGTTGAGTTCTATCGCGACCCGTTCCGTTTGGTACCGGTCAGCAGCATGGCTGAGATCGCTGACAAGTTTACCAGGAATGAAATCATGACGTCCAACGAGATCCGGCAGATTGCTGGTATGATGCCGTCCAGCGATCCGAAAGCCGACGAATTGAGGAACTCAAATCTAAGTGCTCCAAATGGGGGGATACCCATCAAATTCCGAGAAGGAGGAAAATCAAAATGAAGCCAAAGAAGTATGACTTTGGAGGCTGGGCCACCCGAAACAATCTGCGCTGCTCCGATGGTAGGACCATTGTGAGAGACGCATTCAAAGATTGCGATGGATTGACCCGGCCTCTGGTCTGGAATCATCAGCACAATAGTCCTGATAATGTTCTCGGTCATGGCAGATATTTCTTCACAGCTCCAAAAAATACTGGAAGCCATATATGGCGAAGAGGTCCGAGGTTCTATCCATGACGCTCTGGCGGCCATGAATGTGGAGTCAAACGCCGCCATGAAGTTTGCGGCTACGGCAAAGGATTCCGCTATGAACAGCGCTGCTGCCGCAAAGGCATCAGAGGAGAAAGCAGCCCTGTCCGAATCAGCAGCCAAAGAATCCGAAACTAACGCCGCTGCATCAGAGCAAGCAGCGTTGGAAATCTGTGTGCCGACCCTGGAAGAGCTTATTGTCCAGCACTGCGTAGTGAACGTTCTCAAGCCCATGTTCTATAAAGGTATGTATGAGCACAGCTATGCCAGTCTGCCGGGGCGAGGTTCCCACAAAGCCAAAAAGGTCATCGAGAAGTGGATTCGCACTGACGCAAAGAATGTAAAGTATGTCTTGAAAATGGACATCAGGCATTTCTTTGACAGCGTTCCCCACGATGTTCTCAAGGCAAAGCTCTCCAAACACATTCATGACGAGCTTATGCTGGATTTGCTGTTTAAGATTATTGACACCACGGACGAGGGGATTCCCCTGGGGTTTCATACCTCCCAGTGGCTGGCAAACTGGTTCCTGCAAGGATTGGACCATTACATCAAGGAACAGCTCCAAGCAGCCCATTATGTCCGGTATATGGATGATATGGTGATTTTCGGCAGCAATAAGAAAGCCCTCCACAAGATGCGTCAGGCAATTTCGGAGTATCTTGGGAAAGAGCTTGGTCTAGCGTTAAAAGGAAATTGGCAGGTGTTCCGTTTCTCCTATGTGAAGAATGGCGAATACCTGGGGAGAGACCTTGACTTTATGGGATTCCGGTTTTACCGGGACCACACTGTTTTGCGAAGAAGTATCATGTACAAGGCTAGTAGGAAAGCGAAAAAACTTGCGTCAAAGGCCCGGCCAACTGTTTACGACGCCCGGCAGATGCTGTCGTATCTGGGCTGGATCAAGTCCACAGACACCTATGCTATGTATTCAAAATGGATTAAACCTTATGTCAACTTTAGGAAATTGAGACGAAAGGTATCCAAGTCTGACAAGAATAATCCCTTACAGATATATTACCGGCTGGCGAGGGTTTATCAAACATAAAAGGAGGCGGTTTCATGGAACCTACTTACCGGTATTCCGAAAGCACCGTCCGGCCAGAGCAGGTCCAGATTTCCGGCGATACCGTATATCTGCGCAAGGACATCAAAGAATCCAAGCGTGAGGATATGGACGGCGGGACAGTCAGCTATTGGACGTACCAGGAGGCGGCTATGTCTACAGAGGAGTTCAACCGAAATTCCAGTGCTCTTCTTCTGAAGAGGCAGTTGAACAGTGACGGCGACATGCTGGCCATTATGGAGGCCATGGCTGATATGTATGACGTGCTGGCTATGCTGATGGAGTAAAAGCAGAAGAAAGGAAGACAATCATGCACTTTACCAAAGAAATCTGTTTGAAGATAGATGGCATTGATGAGTTGACTGCGATAGCAGAGAAAGCTCAGCGGCAGTTGGACGAACTGATAGATACCGTGCAGGAACTGAATCGCGTGCAAATTCGGGTGGAAGCGAGTCTAAACGACGAGAGATCTCCGGGGAAGATTCCGAAGGAAACATGTCTGAAAAATTGATATGGACTTCGTTACCGTCTGGTATTTGGTTATGGTGCAAGAGAAGAGTACAAATCGAAAGGGCTGTTGACATGGTAAACATCTACTGTACGCTTATCATCAATAAGCGAAGGAGCTTTGATGACATCCGGGAGGACTTCAAAGAAAAAGTAAAAGCCCGGCTGAAAGAACTCGGTTACGACCAGAACGGCAACAAGCTGGAGGCGTAACCGTGCTTTTTTATATTTTAACTAAACTTCTGATTGGAGGTAACAACATGGTTGCATTGTATGTAGCGCTCATTATCAACGGCAGGCGGTCTTTCGACAAGGTGCCCGACAAGTTCAAGGATGCGGTCAGGGCTGACCTGGAGGCCCTGGGCCTTACCGAGAACGGCGACCCGGTGTAAGGTGACCGCCTATGGTTGACACCGGAAGTTGGGTGCTGGTCAGCAGGAGGCTGCCGCCATATTCCAGACCGGATTCTAAGGCAATCGAGTCCTGGTGCGGTCTTTCTGCTGATCTTGATATGCTGCCCAAAACAGGATGTACAGGCAGCACGGCTTATTGCATCGACACAGGAGACCGTTACATGTTTGAGGAGACTACCGATACCTGGTATCCCATGCCATCCTCGGGTGGCAGCGGTTCGGCTCCAGAGGGGGTGGAGTCCTACACAGGATCGTACAGCGTGACCCCGAAAGCGTCCGTGACGCAAATCCTGCCCACCTCCAGCAAATACATGAAGAACAATGTTACCGTGGCTAAAATCCCATATTCCGAGACGAGCAACGCCTCTGACGGTACCACGGTAAGCATTGCAGCAAGCTGATGGAGGTGATGGATAATGGAAGGTGAATTCATTTCACGAGCTGAGCACGAGGAGTTCCGGCGCAGTATGGACGCCGAGCACCAGCGTCTGGAAGACGAAAATAACCGTCAGAACCGCCGCTTAGAAATCCTGGAAAGCGCCACTAAACAAATCGGGGACATTTCTACATCGGTAGAAAAGCTAGCTCTGAACATGGAGAATATGCTAAAGGAGCAGATTTCCCAGGGTAAACGCTTGACCGTGCTGGAGAGCCAGGATGGGCAGAAGTGGCGTCAGTTTGTGGGATATATCTTTGCAGCCGCTGTGGGTGTTATTGTCGGATTTTTGTTTAAGCAGGCCGGGATTTTTTAACATCAAATATCATGAAGTGGGAGGAATAATCTATGGATTTTGGAAAGGCAATCGAGGCAATAAAGGCGGGTAGGAAAGCATCCCGCGCTGGATGGAACGGCAAAGGCCAGTATATCGAGCTGGCTGCCTGCGTCAGCTATAAAAATGCAGCCGGAGAAATCATCAACGTAAATCATCAGGCGCTTGGCAACAATGCGATTGCGTTTGTCGGTACTTCCGGCGTGCAGCTCGGTTGGCTGGCCTCCCAGGCAGATATGCTTACCGAGGATTGGCAGATTCTACCTGACTGAAAGGAGTACAATCCAAAATGAAGAAAGCAATGATCAGTCAGCCATGGCTGACAAGACTGACGAGGAAATTTCTGCTGTCAGAGAAAGGGCTGTAGCTGTTCTTCGTGGCATGGGCTACGAGGTGGTTGATACCCTGTTTGGGGGTGATTTCTACAGCGACGAACAGATGAGGGAGCGTGGCATCACTCAGATTCCGCTCTATTTTCTGGCAAAATCTCTGGAGAGCATGAGCCTGTGCGACACGGTCTACTTCTGCAAGGGCTGGGAGAACGCTCGTGGCTGCAAGTTCGAACACGCGATCGCCGGGGCATATGGCCTAAACATTATGTACGACGAGTAGGAGGGTTCTTGTGAGAGCCATTATTATCGAAGGAAGTGTTAAGGAAATTTCTGAGTTTATAAAAGGGCTCGAAAAAGAAAAACCATTTATGATCTCGAAATGGAGATTTACGAGAAAACGCATTCAGGGCATAAAAGAACCATTTTTAGCTCAGAGGAAGCACTGAAAGAAGACAAGGACATTTCTGAGCATTTTGCAGCAAATAAGGAGTGATTCAAAATGAACATCAACTGGAAAGTACGTATTGCGAACAAGCAGTTCTGGTTCTCGCTGGTACCGGCGATTCTGCTGGTTATCCAGGCTGGCGCGGCCATCTTTGGTTATACTGTGAATTTCGGCGAGCTTGGAAACAGCCTGCTGGCTTTTGTGGACGCAGTGTTCGTTATCCTGGTGCTGTTGGGCATCGTCAATGACCCCACCACTGCCGGGTATGGTGACAGTCATCGGGCAAGGCATTACGAGACTCCTTGGGAGGATTAACCTATGCCGGAAACTGTAACCAAGAGCATCAACAAAGTCATCTACAACGGCGAGGTACTTATTGACCTGACCGCCGATACTGTGACCGCGGACAACCTGCTGAAGGATGTCACGGCCCACGACAAGTCCGGCTCGGCGATTATCGGCGCTTGTCCCTTTGACGTGGATTCTTCCGATGCTACCGCCGCGGTCGGCGAACTGCTGGAAGGCAAGACCGCCTACGCCAGAGGGGCAAAGATTACCGGCGCCATGAAGGACAACGCCGCTGTCGCTGGGGTGATTGCCACCAAGGAGCAGGAGTACACCGTTCCACAGGGCTACCACGATGGTTCGGGTAAGGTGTCCATCGACGCCAACGAACAGGCCAAACTGGTTCCCGGCAACATCCGAGAGGGCGTGACTGTCCTGGGTGTTGAGGGTACTATGTCCGGTAGCGAGGACTCCAAACCCCAGGCCAAGAGCGTAATACCCTCCGCGGAGGAGCAAATAGTTCTTCCCGACGAGGAGTACAACTGCCTGTCCCAGGTGACAGTGGCGGCGATTCCCTATGTGGAAGCGGAAAACGCGGCCGGAGGCACCACCGTAACCATTGGCTGAAGGAGTGAGCCAGATGGCTGTAAATAAAGTTATAGCGAACGGCAAAGTCCTGATCGACCTGACTGGCGACACGGTAACCGCCGGTTCGCTGAAAAAGGGCGTGACAGCCCATGATAAGGCCGGTGAGATTATCACTGGAACGCTTGACCAAAGTGAAGAAATGGATGACATTGACCGGGCACTGACGTATGGATTCTCTGAGGGAACAAGAACATTTACGGATGACGGTACTGTCGTAGCGCGGGACTCTGCCGGCAGGACGCTGACTCGGACGTTCTCCGAAGATGGGAAGACGTGTACGTCCGTACTCGCCGATGCAGACGGAGTAGAGTTGGGAACGATGGTGAAGACCTACGGGGAGGACTTCTCCCAGGTCACCATCACAGACTGGCACGGCAATGCCAAGGTCAAGAAAATTTCGTACAGCGGTTCGCAGGTGGATGTGACCGTTGAGTAGGTAGAAGAACCCGGCTGTCTAAGAGATATCATCTCTCGATGGCCGGGACTTCTTTTATATTTAAGGAAGTTCTACGCTTTATCAAGGAAAAGGAAAAGGAACTGTCGGGGCAAACAGTTCCTTAACACTTCTGCGACAAACTATTCGATGGGGAGCATCAAAGAACACTTCGTTGCAATGATTGAATTTTTCTCCGCACAATTACGGAGAAAACGTAAAAATGATGATATCAATCAAAAATTTTGCGGTTTATAGCTAACCGACCAATTTCAATCTCTTTCTACGGGCCTGAGCGGTAACTTCAGTGTTGATGTAATCGGAATGCGCTTGGACGAACGCTTCTATATACATTATACCAACCGCATCATTGTATTGCTGAATACCGCCCATCTCCGTAAAAACATGGTGATTAAAAGCCGCCGCACCAGCAACACGCTTTCCATCCTTATTTATATAAGAAAAATCAGGATTTTTTGTCACATTTTTCACCTCTTTCCTTTCCCTTGATAAAGCGTAGAATAATCCTCCTAACGTGGCTCCCATGCACGCCATAGCAGGAGACATATACGCTTTCCAAAATATATTATAGTCTATTGGTCAGAGAAAGTCAATCAAAAACAAGAAAGAGGGATTGCCATGAGTCGAGAATTGGGAAGACGGATAGCAGATTTACTGCATAGCAAAGGAATGCTGCAAAAAGAATTGGCCGAGCGGATCGGTCTGACTGAATCCACCATATCAAGGTACATCTCTGGGAAAAGAGATTCGAACCCAGAAGTGCTCGCAAACATTTCAACCGTACTTTGTACCTCGTCGGATTATCTGCTTGGGAAGGTAAATATAGACATTGAAAGCAAGACAATGGCTGTTGAGATAGATCGAAACAAACTGCAAGCCGTTATAGATCAACTTGAGCAATTGAGGTTGGTGTTAAATGAAACCATAAGTACATTGACGACCCTTAAAAAGGAGGATCGCCATGTTCTCTGATTATCCAGACGTTGTATCCATCGCAGAATTACAGTCCATGCTCCGCATAGGTCGTAACACAGCCTATGACCTATTGAAAAGCGGCGCAATCTCGTCCATACGAGTCGGCAAACGCTACATCATCCCCAAAACCAGTGTAATAGAATTTTTGGCACGCGGTTTGCATTCAGAGCCGGGAAGTGTTATAATGTTCCCATCGGATGAAGCCGCTGACAGCCTGGAAAGGAGTATAATGTAATGGCTATCACCGGTTTTGTGACAACCAAGCGCGGCAAATATTACGCCGTACTGAATCTTTATGATGAAATGGGCCAGCGTAAGCAGAAATGGTTCCCTACGGACCTGCCTCTCAGAGGAAACAAACGCAATGCCGAGAGAATCCTGCGGGATTTGATTGAGGAGTGGGAGAGCAAAGAAACACCCTTCTGCGCGATGACATTTGATGAGTATCTTGAGCAGTGGATCGAAACGGCAGACGCCGATATCAAGCCCAATACATACCGTATGTACCAGCTTAATGTGGCGAATCATATCCTGCCATACTTCAAACGGCACCGTATCATGCTGCAAGACCTGAGACCCATGCACCTGGAGGACTTTTACCACTATTTGCAAACGGAAGGCAGTAATATGCGTACGAACAAGCCTTTATCGGCCGCAACCATCAAGCATATGCATCAGTTGATTTCCAAGTCTCTTACGGATGCTGTGCGGAGAGGGCTTATCAACTTTAACCCGGCCTCTGCTGCAAAGACTCCGAGGGCCGAGCGGTATGTGGGAAGTTTCCTCAATCCAAGCGAACTTGACGAGCTATTGGCATTGTTTATTGACAGCCCTGTAGAGCTGCCAGTCAATCTGTGCGCTATCTATGGATTTCGCAGGAGCGAAGTTCTTGGTCTCAAGTGGGAGAATGTGGACTTCGAAACGGGTTCTATTACCATTGCCGAGACCTTACAACAAGGGGTAGGCGGAAACTACGTCGACACCCCTAAAACGCACAGCAGTTATCGGACACTGCCCATGACCAACTCCGCGCGCCTGATGCTGAAAGATCAGCACAAGAAACAAAAACGCCGTCAAGCTGCTCTTCGCAGCCGCTATATCAAGAGCGACTACGTTTGCACCTTTGACGACGGAACTGTCATTTCGCCAAACTACCTATCCAGAACGTTTCACAAAATCATATCAGAAAGCGACTTGCCAAACGTCCGTTTGCACGATTTGAGACACAGCGCGGCCTCAAATTTGCTCAACATGGGGTTCTCCATAGTGGAAGTGCAGCAATGGCTTGGTCATGGAAGCGCGTCAACCACGTTAGATTTTTACGCCCATGTTGACAAAAAAGCCAAAGAAAATATGGCTGACGCGATGGAAAAGGCGTTAAAAAACCGCGTGCAGTGAAACATGTCTGATAGACAAATGATAGACAAGGCGGTTTTGGCTGATAGAAAGAAAAAAGAAAAGCCCGAAACTCCTAGAAGTTCCTGGCTTTTTTGGCAGACCATCACAGAGCATATACGATTGGCTATCTCCGGCCACAGTCTCGGCATCCGTGACCAGCTCTCGGGATATTGTGTTATTTTTGCCGGAATAGTTGAATGCAATCCGTATGCGGTCATCCCAAAGATAAACCGCATTCACAAAAGAATCAATAACTTTCCGGCGGAAGTCCTGGCTCTTGCGGTCACCGTCCCGGAACCGCTCCATCCAGTAGATGATCTGCTCTCGTTCCAGGTGTGTGTGCGATGCGATCTCCAAATCTATGGAGCGTTTCAGTTCCACCGCCTCATGCTCCAACTCCAGCAGGCGGCGCTTGGTGTTTTCAGTAATGATGCCCTTTTCAATGGCTTTCATTAGGTTAGCGGTGGCCTTTTCGTTTTCAGACTTCTGCTCTTGCAGCATGCTCAATTCTGCAGACGCGCCCTCGCGTTCCTGATAGGCCATCACTGCATCGGCGATCCACTGTATCACATCCGGCTGAAGAACATACCGCAGGGTTGCATCCACTACGACTCTCTCAAGATAATCCTGACGAATGTGTTTCTTTTTACAGTCCTTTTCAAGTCTCCGGCGCTGGCAGGAGTAGTAATAATGCAGTTGCCCCAGGTGCCCGGTGCCGGATATGCCAACCATGTGTGAGCCGCACATCCCACAGAATAGCTTTCCTGTTAAGAGATATTCATTGCCCTCGCGCTTACGGCCTTGGGCATTTTTCTTTGTTTTCAATCTGCGGTCCACCTCCCAAAAAATTTCTGGCTTGATAATCGCGGGGACACCGCCCTCAATGCGGACATCAGAAAAGTGGTACACCCCAATATAGGATTCATTGTGCATCATGTTTTGAAAGCTGCTACGGTTCCAAAGACCACCGCTCCGGGTCTTGATTCCCCGGCCATTTAGGTCGTTGATAATCTCTACAAAAGGTGTACCAGCGGCAACCTTCTGGAAAATCTCCCGGACGATCTCTGCCTGGGCCTCGTGTATTTCAAATTTGCCGTCCGCCCCTTTGCGGTACCCATACGGCAAACTACCGCTGTTCACCTTGCAATCCAGGGCGTTGAAGTGCATCCCCCGGCGGACGTTCTGGGAGAGATTCGCGGAGTAATACTCCGCCGAGCCCTCCAGTACCGATTCCAGCAGGATACCCTCCGGCCCATCGGGAATGGCCTCCTTTGCGTAAAGCACCTTGACTCCGTGTTTCTTAAGACGGTATTTATAGGTGGCGCTGTCATAGCGATTCCGCGCAAAACGGTCCACTTTCCAGGTGATGACGTACTGCCAGTGGCCTCGCTCGGCATCCCGGAGCATCCGCTGAAATTCCGGGCGCTTGTCGTTGGTGCCAGTCAGGTGGCGGTCGGCGTAAACCTTAACGATTTCCAGATTGTTCATCCGGGCGAACGCCTCGCAGTCCGCAACCTGCTGCTCGATAGAAGCGTCGTTCTGGGAATGGGAGGAATACCGGGCATAGATTACGGCGAATTGTGTATCTGGCGGCTGTGCTTTTCGAGCCATGCCCATATCCTCCTTTCGAGCCCCTTGCCTATATGGCGGGGGCTTTTTTTATTTTATGCCATCTTCTCCCCAATGCCTGCGGTACCATCGGAGGCTTGTAATTTTTCCGCCGCTTTTTTCTGGTCTTCAAGTTCGGCACGGTACCGAGCTACCTCGGCATCAATATCAATATCTGCAGCTGCATTGTATTCATCAACTGGTACTTCCGGGACATAGACACTGGCAGAACTATCATTGGGTGTAACCGTACCAGAAATTGCAGCAGCAACATCAAGCAGATAATCCATCACTGCCTGACGGTTTTCTGGCTTTAGGTTCAAAAACTTTTCAATCAAAATCTGTTCTGCCCTACTAATTCCGCGCTCTTTGACAAGGGCATCAAGTGCATTGGTGGCTTCCGGCTCGAACATTTCCCCTGCACCCGTGCGGATCCAATCTTCGCTTATATCAAATTCCCGACAAATAGCTAAAATAACCTGATCAGAAGCGTTCCTACCTCCAGACTCGATTAGAGAAACACTGTTAGATTTAATGCCAATGCGTTTCCCAAAATCCTGCTGGGTCAAGTCCATCTGGCGGCGTATTTTCCTTACACGTTCGCCCAAAGTCATTAATCCGTTCACCTCCTGCTGACATATATCATAGCACATCAAGTTCGCTCTGTCAATAAAAAGTTTCTAAGTCAAAGAAAAACGCTTGACAAATGTAGCTAAGCGAGATATAATAATCACACAGTCAAAGAAAAGAGGGGGGGTGAGCACATGACAGAGCAGAGGTACACAGCCCAGCAAGCCGCAGAGGGTGTACTGTTCTACGACACGCTGAAAAGCGTGCCCGAAGATAAACAGGACATCGTAGCCCTGATGGCTGAGGCATTCATCAACGGCATGAACGCTCAGGAGCAGCTGGCGGCTAAGGCACAGCAGGGGGCATAGTCCCTCAGAGATAATCAACGGAGGGAGGCAAGCCCCATGCAGGGATTGAATGAGCCCCATGTCATCACGAAAGAGATTCCTTCGAGCATCCAATTCACTCTGGCCCAGGCCGCATTCGAAGCTATTAAGCGGGACTTCGAGCGGCCTGAGGTTAGGGAAGATTACGAACGGTGGAAAGCGGCAAGAGCCAAAGCTGCAGGAACCGCTGCACAAAAAACCACATAGAAAGGACTATGAAGATGGCAAGATTTTATTTTACATATGGCACAGAGGGCCAGCCTTATTGTGGCGGCTGGTCAGTGGTGGAGGCTCCGGACAGGAGCAGGGCAGAGGTTGCTTTCCAAGCCTACCACCCAGATAAAATGAAAGACGTTCTGAATTGCAGCAGCGTTTATGATGAGGCCCTTTTCCAAAGCACCATCATGGCGGCAGAAGGTAGTTTGGGCGCCCGCTGCCATGAGATCATCCGATTAAGCCGGGAAGTGCTTACCGTGGAAGGAGACCCCCATGCCGATGAAGATTGAGCGACGCGAGCCGGTGAACCTATTCCGAAAGCAAAACCACTGGCGGCTCCGCGACCATATCCGGCTGGCTGTTGTAGTCAAATACGCCGCTCTGACGCTGGCCGGAATCCTGCTTTTCCGGGCCGGGCAGGCCCGCGCCCTGGCCGAGCGGGGATACGAGGCGTTTGGTGGAGAAGTTTTCGCCTTGTTTTTCCCCTTATTTTACTGGATGATGTCCCGTATTATCCGGGATATCCTGGGGATGAGGGGGAAAAAGACTTGGTGGCAAAATTAATACAGGAAATGATTACCATGCTCTGCGGCATTGTTTCCCTGGTTTACATCCTCCGGCAGCAGCGAATCATCCAGCTTCAGAACGAGGCGATTAGGAATTACCGGGAAACCCTGACGCTGCGGGAGGAAACTATCCGGCTTTATAAGGAAGTGTTCGGCATGATGGATAAGCAGACTGCGCAGCTGAAAGCCATACTGCTGCAGAAGGCAGGACGTGAATAAGAAAAGCCGCTCCCCGGCTGGCACCGGGAAAGCGGCAGGCTTAAAAAACCACTATCATTATATCGGGAAAGGAACCGGTTGTCAATGAAAATGGCATTGCAGGGAGCCACCCTCATTCTGATTGAGGTGGACACAGCCCAATTTACCATTATCAAGAGCTGGAACAAAATGCGCTGGGACAAGACCACAAAGCAACTGCGCGGTACCGCCGACCTGGAACTGCTGGACAAGCTCTCGGGGCTGGTTCGGCTGGCCCCCAGCGTGGAAGCCCGCCGCCAGGAGCTGCGCCGGGTGCTGGATGCAGTAGATAGGGAGCGCACGAACCCCGAGCCCAAGCCTTTTTATAAGTACCCGGTGAAGTTGCCGCTGTATGCCCATCAGGTGAGAGGGGCAAATATGGCCCTGCTGGAGTTTGGCTGGGTACCGCCGGAGGGGAATATTCTCCGGCTGAAGGACTGGAAAGGGTGATTTCAATGAAAGAGTCGTGGATTGTTTTTTACTTGCAAGACAAAGAACTATGCGCGATTACCGTTCGAGGGAGTTTTCCTGGCGAGATTACAGCCACAAAAGAACAATTAGCTGTGGAGCATGGCTGTAGCAAGAAAGAAATCCATACAGAAATTATCGTTAGATAAAAGGGGGCATCCGATGAAATTACCCATGAGCGATGCCGAAATCGCAAGGCGTTACCGCAACGCCCTTGACCCGAAAAAGGCGGTCAAGATCCTGGCTCAGCTTAACGGAGCCGGTCCTTCGGACATTACTGCTGCGCTGATCCGGGAGGGGGTAGTGCTGGACACGCCCCCGCCGACCCGCAAGAAGCGAAAGCGGCTGGATCAGCAGGAAGCCCGACGGCTCTATGACCTGAGCCTCAATGACGGTCAAATAGCTGACAAGCTGGGAGTGTCGCCCGGCAGCGTGTACCACTGGAGATACCGCAATGGCCTCCCGGCCAGAACGACCACGGGCTATCACCAGCGGCGGAGAAAGGAAGGGTGTGCATGAGGAAAAAGGTCTTAGAATTAAATGCTGAATGCCAGCAATGCGGTAAAAGATTTCACGTTAAGCCCTCTGCACTAAAGCACACTAAGTTTTGTAGCAAGGAGTGCCATGATATCGCACAAACCAAAGGGGAAATCATATCGTGCGCCACTTGCGGTAAAGAGTTTCGCGTATCGCCATCATTACTTCGGGAAAGGAATTTCTGTAGCAATGAATGCAGGCTCAAGTGGTTAAGCAAACACGTCAAGGAAGAGATGAATGTCCCCGGTCACAGTGTGAGGCATAAAGCACCGCACCTTACCGCTTTGAACCAGGAACGAAATCCTAAGTTGGCATTGGAGCAAGACGCAGCATACCGAGGCATTTATACCAACCATCGCAGAATCATGGAACAACACCTGGGCAGAAAGCTAAAGCCCTGGGAGGATGTCCACCACATCAACGGTATTCACTCGGACAACCGAATAGAAAATCTAGTAGTCATGCCGCACCGCGAACATATGAAATTACACTGGCGGCTTGCCAAAGAAAGGGGTGTGATTTAATGCAAACAGGAACAAGCAAAGGCTTCGGATTCCTGTTTGAATAGCCGTTATGGGTTGTGGCAAAACCTTAACAGCTATCGCCGTAGCCGGAACCGGCTACAAGCTGGGCCACCTGAAGCGGGTGCTCATCGTGGCCCCCACCAGCGTGTGCGCCGTGTGGCCCAAAGAGTTTCAAGAGTACGCCGACTTTCCCTACACCGTGCGTACCCTGCTGGGCACCAAAGCCCAGCGCCTTAAGGAACTGGACGACCTGGAGAAGTGGCCGTTCCCGGCCCTGCAGGTGGCGGTGATAAATTATGAGAGTACATGGAGAGAGGGCATATTTGAGCGCCTGCAAACCTTTGATGCCGACCTCATAATATGCGACGAAAGCCAGCGTATCAAGACCCACGATGCCACCCAGAGCAAGGCAATACATAAGCTGGGTGACCAGGCCCGGTATAAGCTTATCCTCTCCGGCACCCCGGTACAGAACGACGCAATGGATATTTTCAGTCAGTACCGCTTTTTAGACCCCACTATCTTCGGCCAGAATTACTATACTTTCCGCAACCGCTACGCCGTGATGGGAGGCTTTAACAAAAAGCAAGTGGTAGGCTATCGGGACATGGACGAGCTCATCCGCAAGGAACATTCCATCGCCTACCGGGTCACCAAAGAAGAAGCGGTGGACCTGCCCGAGCAGACCTTTGAAAACAGGATAGTTGCCCTGGGCAAGAAAGAGCGGGGCATTTACAACCAGCTAAAGCGGGACAGCGTGGCCCAGCTGGAGGGCGGCGGCCAGGTGACGGCCACCACGGTGCTGACCCGGCTCCTGAGGTTACAGCAGTTCACAGGGGGCTTTCTGGTGGAGGATGAAGCCACAAAGCCCCAGCTGGTGAGCCGGGGTAAGCTGGACGCACTCGCCGACATCCTCCACGACTACGTGCTGGAGGGCCGCAAAAAGCTGGTGATCTTCGCCCGGTTCATCCCAGAGGTGATGGAGATCATCAAGCTCACAGGGGATATGCTGGGCAAGGCCGGGAAACAGTGTGTGTCCATCTATGGGGACATCCCCAAAGAGCAGCGGGGTGAGATAGTCCGGCAGTTCCAGACCGACCTGGACACGATGGCGTTCGTAGGTCAAATAGATACGGCGGGTACCGGCATCACCCTGACCGCCGCCGACACCTGCGTGTATTACTCGGTAAATTTCAACTACGCCACCTACAGCCAGAGCCTCAGCCGGATCCATAGGATCGGGCAGAAGAACCGCTGTACATACATCCACCTGGTGACGGAAAAGACCGTGGACGAGACCATTCTCAAGGCTCTGGCCCGGAAAGAGGACCTTGCCAAAACGGTAGTAGACGATTGGAGGCGGCTGTTTGACTGATGGATGAGAGAAGTGTAAAAGCCAGCCTTAACCAGCGTGTTCGACTCCCAGATGGTATCGAGTACAAGTTTGTGGCGGCTATCATCAATAAAAATGAGGACACTGGCGAGTATTGGTATCAAGCAAAACTAAAAGACCTGAAAGCGCACAGTTCATATAGAATATGCAAGCTGGAGGAGGTGGAGGTGGTAGATTGATACATTTAGGCGACATCACCGCCATAGACGGCCGCAACACGCCCACGGTGGACGTGGTAATCGGAGGCTCACCCTGTCAGGATCTTAGCATAGCTGGCAAGAGGCAGGGGCTCTCAGGAGAGCGCAGCGGGCTGTTTATGGAACAGATCAGAATCATAAAGGAGATGAGGCAGACAGATGCAGAACGCGGGCATAGGGGCCGGTTCATCCGCCCCCGGTACATGGTGTGGGAGAACGTCATCGGAGCACTTAGCAGCAACAAATCCGCCGACTTCCAGGCCGTCCTCGAGGAAACCGCGAAAATTGCGGATCCGGCCGCCGTTATACCTGGACCTCCAAAGGGCAAGTGGACTACCAGCGGATGCGTCATGGGAGACGGATGGTCGATCGCTTACCGAGTTCTCGATGCTCAGTTTTGGGGAGTGCCCCAGCGTAGACGTAGAATCGCGCTTGTCGCAGATTTTGGAGGACAAGCCGCACCAGAAATACTCTTTGTCCGCAAAAGCGTGTGCGGGGATATTGAACCGGGCCAGCCGGAGGGGGAAACCCCTGCCACCGGAACTGGAGGCAGCGCTGATTCTGCAGTCACGCTTAGAATGAGGGCCGGGTGTGAGGGCGGTGGCAAGGGAGCGCTCCTTCAGATAGAGAAGTCCGGCACCCTCGCCTGCCACAATGACCAGGCGCTTTTTACCGCCGAGCCTGCAGAGGGGCAGCAGTACCCTTGTGTATTAACTGACAACCTTCCCCCAGCTACACAGGAAAAGGTGTGGAGCCTGCAGGGCAACGCCGTGGATCGGGAGGTAGGTATGAACGGCTCTGGCATTTCAGATGGCCCCATGTACACCTTGAATACAGTAGACCGCCATGCGGTATTGTGCCTGAACGATCAGGGCGGCAGCTTGATGGATGTCAGCGCCGACAAGGCTGGTACCCTCCGGGCAGAGGCCCACGGCCACCAGCCGGTCGTGTGCGCCGGATTCAAGCCCTTTGCGGGAGCAAAAGCCGGGAGTATAGGCTATCAGCCGGAGCAGGCCCCCACCCTCACGGCAGAGCAGGAATGCGCCGTGTATGAGAACCACGGCCAAGACAGCCGCCTGACGGGACCTCTGGACGTGGCTCCCACGGTAGCCCGGCAGTTTGGCACAGGTGGGAACAACACCCCACTGGTGATGGCTACAGGGCAGGCCAATGCAGAAATCACAGCGGATGCCTGCCCCACCCTCAACTGCAACCATGAACAGCCTATCGTGGCGCACACGCTTCGTGCAAAAGGAAATATTGCAATGCGGGCAGATATGGAAACATACCCAATAACAAATAGGGTTGTGCGCCGCCTGACGGAGCTGGAGTGTGAGAGGCTCCAGGGCTTCCCGGATGGTTGGACAGACATCGGCCCCTGGGTGGACAGCAAGGGCAAGCGGCACAAGGAGTGCACCGCCAGCGCCCGCTACACGGCCCTGGGCAACTCCATCGCCATACCGCCCTGGGCTTGGGTGCTCAAACGCCTGTGCGCCTGCTACGAGCGCCCCGCAACGATGGCCAGCCTCTTTGACGGGATCGGCGGGTTCCCGCTGATCTGGGAGCGGCTCAACGGCCCCGGCACCTGCCTGTGGGCCAGCGAGATAGATGAGTTTGCTATAGCGGTGACTAAGTTTAGATTCGGAAAGGATGAATAATTTATGCCGAAATAGTGTGAGGGCACATTGACGGTACAAAGACACATAGAGATAGGAGAAAAGGAGACAAACCATGATTACAGAGAAAGAGCGCAAGAGCCACGAGGAGCTTTTCAAGCTCATGCAGGATAACCCGGATTTGCCTGTTATTCCATTTGTAGACGGCGAGATCGTTGCTGGAGACGATTTCGGGATATGGATGGGGAGCTGGGGTACCTCTTGTGTGGACGAATATCTCATCCCACCACAGAACTATAAGCCTGTAATCTTCAAAAGCGATGATGATGTATTTGACACTTTGGAGAAATTTCTTCCCGGCGAGGAATTTGACATACTTCCAGAGAGTGAGGAGGAGTGCCGAAAAGTTTTCGATGCGCTCCCATGGACAAAGGCCATTGTCGTTAACATCGACTTGCCGGGTTAAGGAGCACAGCCAAATCATGAGTAAACTGTTCCCCCGCGGCTGCACGATTTTCAACTGCGACCGCCGACATGGCAACTACTGCTGCGCCGACTGCGGCTACAAGAAAGCCTGCCAACCTGGCGCAAGCCAGCGTTGCAGGCCATGTAAAAACAGCCCGGAAAAGTGTGGGCTGGTAAAGCCACAAGTAACTACCAAAAAGAAAAGGAGTTCAACAAAATGAAGAAAAGGATTATTACTATTATACTCGCCACTGTTATGGTCTTTGCACTTGCCGGGTGCCGGGAATCGGAAAAAGTGGCTTACAACGTATCTCAGCAGGCGGACAATTTCAACATAACCCGGCGGTTGGTAGCTATTAACACCCGCACAGACAAGCCCGTGTTGGAGGTTATCGGGAACTTTGCCATACTGAACAATTCCGCCAATGAACTGGAAGTAGTGGTAGAGGTTGACAAAGGGCGCTATAAAAAGCACCTGGTATACCTGAACGAGTGGATCACCTACACAGTAGAGGACTTGAGCGGCGTGTTTGCCGACCCTTACCACTATGAGGTAAACTTCCTGCCGCAGATGATCCAGCCTTTCACGGTGATTTCAGATGATTAAGGAGTGACAACCATGCCCGAACTGCAATACATAGAAGTGACGAGTCTCTCCCCCCACCCAGACAACCCCCGCAAGGAGATTGGAGACGTGTCCGAGCTGGCGGAGAGCATCAAGCAAAACGGTATCCTCCAGAACCTGACAGTGGTGCCTAACATGGTGACTGGTAATATCACTGGGGAAACGTGGCAGCGTGGCTACATGGTGATTATCGGCCACCGGCGGCTGGCGGCGGCAAAAGCGGCGGGCCTCAAAAAGGTACCCTGCGTGGTAGCCGATATGACCCCCAAAGAACAGCTGCAGACCATGCTCCTGGAGAATATGCAGCGCTCTGACCTGACGGTATACGAGCAGGCCCAGGGCTTCCAGATGATGCTGGACATGGGCAGTACGGTGGAGGAGATCGCAGAGAAGTCCGGTTTCTCCCAGACTACGGTCCGGCGGCGGGTGAAGATGATGGAGCTGGATCAGGACAAGCTCCGAGAGGTGAGCAAGCGCCAGCTCTCCCTGGCCGACTTTGACAAGCTGGCCCAGATTGAAGATATTAAGGTCAGGAACCAGTGCCTAGATAAGATGGGTACCCATGACTTTAACCAGAGCATCACCTGGGAGTTGAAGCGGCAGGCTACCAAGAAAAAGCTGCCTGCTGCAAGGAAACTGCTGAAAAAGCTAGGGGCCAAAGAATTGCAGAATTGCGAAACCTGGGGCAACGCTTACGACAGTATCAGTGGATATATTTACCTTGCCGATTGGGAAGAAGATACACCCCTGTTTGACAAGAAGTACAGCGGCCAGCTTTTCTACACACTGGATAAGGACAGCGGCAGCCTTCGGTTCTTTGAAAAGCACAAGCGGGCCGCGCCGGAGAAGAAATCTCCCGAGCAGCGGGCCAGGGAGAAGTGCATCGCTGACGCCTGGGCCGTTATTCGCGAGCAGGCGGCGGTGGCCTATCAGCTGCGCAGCGATTTTGTGAAAGGGCTGCATTATACTCAAAAGAACGCCAATTTGATTCTAAAGGGTGCATTGACCTACGGTGTGCTGGACGCTACCGTTTACTCCTATTCCAACGGAGAGGCAATCAAAAAACTACTAGGAGTGGACCCTAATTATTATGCGCAGGACCGGGCGTCAAAGCAAATGGCCGCTTTCCATGCCGCTGACCCTGAGATTTATCCGGCGCTGATTTACGCATTGTTTAACGACGGGCCAAAGGAGTGCTACTCCGGCAGCTATGAGAAGATATTCCCGGAGCACAGCCATTCCGTCAAGCTGGATAGCTTATATTCCTGGCTCACCTCCCTGGGCTATGAGATGTCCGACGAGGAAAAGGCCATGCAGGATGGAAGCCATGAGGTGTTCCGAAAGGAGGCGCAATCATGACGGAACAGGAAGCCAGCAGAATCCGCTCCGCATACTGCAATGGTTTTCAATATCCATTCGGCGGCGGGTTTGTGGAAAAATGCGACATGGACGAAGTGAACCGAACCGCAGAATTGCTTGACGAGGCCATCAAAAAGCAGATACCACAGCACCCTATCTTGGTGAACAACCATCAAAATCGGCCTTCCCCCTGTTATGAGTGCCCAACTTGTCACGGCAGTTTCACCGGGACAGAGAATGTGGCCTACTGCTACCACTGTGGTCAGGCGCTGAACTGGGATAAAATTCTAATACAATGAAAGGTGATGCACATGGAACTGCTCGAAATGCTCAGCAATTACCAAGCCCTGCTGGAGAAAAAGGACGCCCTCGCCAAGCAGACCAAAGACAACAACGCCGCTATCGAGGCGGCAAAGGAGCAGATCACCCAGCAGATGATTGACGATGACTGCCCCAAAATCAGCACCGGGGGTTATAGCTTTAGCCTCCAGGAGAAAACCATCTACAGTAAGCGCAGCGAGGCCGATATGGCCGCAGACGGCGTGGATTTCTTTGACACGCTCCGCGAGGAAGGCCTGGGGGATATCATCAAGGAAACTGTGACCACCCAGACACTGGGCTCCACCATGCGGGCCTATGTAGAGGAACATGGCGCTCTCTCTGACGCGCTGGGCAAGGTTATCAACACCTATGAAACCTTCGACATCTACCGGAGGAAAGACACTAAGAAAGGCGGTAAAGCAGTATGAATGGAAACGTCGTTACTATGACTGGGGAGCAGTTGGAACAGGCCGCGGCAGAAGCCAAGAGGCTCATGGAGGAAAGCTGCGGCCAGATGGCCATAGATATGACCCTTGCCAGTGACCGGGATATGAAAGAAAATCTGGAAACCATCATCGAATTTCGGCTTCAAACCCTTCTGGGGGCCTATCCCCCACCCTTTGATGTTCGCAACCGGCACGAGGCGTATGGCATCGCGGCGGAGAATTTCTGCCAGGCGAATGCCAGCGTCAAAAAGATTCGCGGGGATATGGGCCTGCTCCTAACTACTCTGGGCGACCCTAACCGGCCCGCTCTGGAAGCCGTGGGTTCCCTACTCAATAGCGCCACCCTGGCCGCGTTGGATGCGATCACGATGGCTGCTGAAATGAAAAAGGCAATGACAGACCTCTACGCCGCCGAGCGCAGTGAACCCACACCACTTGAGGAATTGGCTGAAGGTGGCGGCTTCGAGGAAGCGGAAGAACTGGAAGATATGGACGCAGACACCGATTTTGATGAGGAGGACGAATAATTATGGCAAAGAAAAACGAACTGGCGGTGCTGGACACCTTTAAGCTGGCGAACCCCTATGAGGGCATGGATCCGGAGCTTTTGGCCGAACTGGAGGATGAACTGGACGATCTGGACGATGAAAGCGGCATCACCTGCCGCCGCATCAAAATGCCCAGCGGCGGCGCCCTGGCTTTTGAGGTTCAGGGGGAGGACGAGGATGATGTGGAGTACGTCAAAGAGTTGCAGGGGGTGATCCTCTACACCCACAGAGTCAACGGCTATTGGAGCAAGGCCCTGGGGGACGGTGAGGGCGGTAGCCCGCCGGACTGTTCCAGCATGGATGGGAAAATGGGTATCAACACCACCACCGGAGAGTGCATCAGCTGCGACACCTGCCCTCTGAATCAGTATGGCTCCGACCCCAGGGGCGGCGATGGAAAAGCCTGCAAGAATATGCGCCGCCTGTACTTGATGGTCAGCGGCGACCCTAACTGCTACCTGCTCACCGTGCCGCCCACCTCCATCAAGGATGTGAATAAGAAACTGCGCGCTCTGCTCACCAGTGGTACCCCTTACATCGGCATGGTGGTCAGCATAAAGCTGACAAAGGAAACCAACAAGGGCGGCGTGGATTATGCCAAAATCGTGTTGAACAAGGCCGGCCTTTTGCCTGCGGGTGTGGTTGCCCAGGCCAAAGAGCTGCGCCGCCAGATGAAGGATAAGTTTAAGGAGATGTCCATCAATGCGGCTGAGTATAACGCACCGCAGGGGGATCCGCTTGATATCAACTCCGATGATGACCTCAATGAAATCTTCACGGATCGGGTGGAGGAAACGCCCCTGGCTCCAAATTTTGAAGATGCGCCGCCCTTGCCTGACGATGACAACCTGCCCTTCGCGTAAATAAGCTAGGCCGCACAGGGAGCAGTTGCTCAGCTTTACGAGCCTGCTCCCTTGCGCGGCATTATATCAAGAAAGTGGGGCGACCACATGACGAGCCGAGACTCCATCAATATAGATCAGCTGGTAGATTACAAAACTGAATACAGTCAGGTGGTCAAACACGCACAAATCAGCGGGGACAAGCTGCGCGGGCGCTGCCCTTTCCATGATGACCAAAATAACAGCTTTTCTGTAGACTTGAAAACTGGTCTATGGACGTGTTTTACCGAGGGGCTGAGCGGCAATTATCTGGATTTTTATGCTAAGCTCCACAACACGGACACAAAAACGGCCTATAAGGAAATCCTACGCCAGCACCACATAGACCTGCCCCGGCGGGAACGCAGGAACAAGCTCACCCAATATACACTGAAACAGTATGCCTTTGAAAAACACCTGCCGGAAGATTGGCTCCGAGAGCGCTGCGGCCTGACCGATGGCAGCGACTACAACCGTAATACTCATGAAAGCACCGCCTATCTGAAGATTCCATTCTGGGATGAACAAAAAGAGCTTGTCACCTACCGTAAACGCTTTGCCTATAAGGAATTCCGCTGGAAACTTGGCAGCCACACCATTTTATACGGCCTGTGGCGATTGCCGGAATACAGGGAGAAACAGTCGGCCATTTTGGTGGAGGGCGAGAGCGACACTCAAACGCTCTGGTACCTGGGCCTGCCCGCCCTGGGGGTAGCTGGGGCCCAGAATTTCAAGCCGGAGCAAGCCCCCGCTTTGGACGGCATGACCCTGTATCTCCACCGAGAGCCGGATGGCGGCGGCGATACCTTTATAGCTAAAACCTGCAGGGGGCTGCGGGAGGGCGGTTTTTCCGGGACGGTCAAGGTCTGGTCGTGTAAGCCATTCGGCGTGAAGGACCCCAGTGACCTGTACATGAAACACGGCAAGGAAGAATCAGCCCGGCTTATCTGCCAGGCATTGAAAGCGGCTGAAGAAATCGACTATACCAAGGACCCGGAGCCCGAGGGCCTAGAGGGCGCACCCATTGCCCTGCAGTGTCCGTCCGGCTGGGGCATGAGCGAGGGCGGAATCCGGGAGTACAATGACAAGAAGGGAACCTCAGAGTTGATCTGCCGCACACCCATTCTGCTGACCAAGCGGATCCGCTCAATGGACAGCGGGGAAGAAAAGATAGAGATAGCTTTCCGTCGGGATGGCCGTTGGCTCACCTCGGTGTGGCCCCGCTCCACGGTGTTCTCCTCCCGGTCCGTGCTGGCCCTCTCCGAACTGGGGTGTACGGTTACCAGCGAGAACGCCAAACAGGTGGTGAAGTTCCTGGGGAGCTTAGAGGGGGAGAACCTGGACAAGATACCCTCTGTGCAGGCCACCGGGGTGCTGGGCTGGAAAAGCCCAAGCGCTCCGGGGGAGCACTGGAAGTTCATGCCCGGCCACGATGATGGCCTGGCACTGGACTGCGACCCCACCATGCAGGCTGCTGCTGCGGCTTACCATGAGAGCGGCACTCTCGAGGGCTGGCTTGTGGCCATGCGGCCCCACAGGGAGAGGAACAAGTTCCGGTTTATTTTGGCCTCGGCCTTTGCGGCACCGCTGCTGAAAATCACCCGGCAGCGCAATTTCCTTACTTACAACTGGGGCGGCTCAAGAGGCGGCAAGACGGCGGCCTTGCAGGCTGGCATGTCCGTGTGGGGCGAACCGGAAAAGCTCATGGTCAGTTTCAACACCACCGCCGTGGGCCTGGAGCGCCGGGCGGGGCTGTGCTGTGACCTACCGATGGGCATAGACGAACGGCAGCAGGCCGGGGACAAGCAGGGCCTCCTGGAGCAGCTAGTCTATATGCTGGCCAACGGTACCGGCAAGGTGCGGGGCTCAAAGGGCGGTGGCTTGCAGTCGGTGTACCAGTGGCGGACGGTGGCCCTCTCAACCGGCGAGGAACCATTGACCGTGGAAACCAGCAAGGGTGGTGTCTCCACTCGCGCCCTGCAAATCTACGGCCCTCCCTTTGAGGACGAGCAGAGTGCCAGCGCCATGTACGGCCAGGTGGCGGAGAACTACGGCACGGCGGGGCCAGCGTTTATCAAGCGGCTGGTAGAGATGCCCCAGGAGGATGTGCAGGCCGCATTCGGGGAAATGCGGGACTATGTGCAGAGCCTTAGCGACGGCAAAAATGGCGCGCACACGGCGGCAATCGCGCTGGTGGCCCTGGCCGATGCCATGATAGATACCTGGCTCTTTGAGAGCCGGGAAGAGGTAGATATTGCCCCGGAGAGCTGGGCGCGGGCTAAAGCGATGGCCGCTGACATCCTGGAACAGCAACAAGCCGGCGGCTCCGGCGATGTGAATGAGAACGCGGTGCAGTTCATTGTGGACTGGGTGCTGGCAAACAAAGCATTTTTTAACCCCCAGACTATAGGCACCTGCTATGGCATGATGAGCAGCGAGGGGGAGGTGGCCTACATATTCCCATCCGTCCTGAGTCAAGCGCTGACAAAGGCTGGATTCTCAAACCAAAAGACACTACGGTATATGGCGGAGCAGGGGCTGATTGAGCAAACCGCCGAGAAGAAAGCCAATGGAAACATAGTGATGAGAAATACGGTGAAACGCCGTATCGGTGGTAGGCTGGCAAACTTTGTGTGCTTTAATATCGGGCACCTATCTGAAACGACCGATGAAGTGGAGGCCCTGGCCGACGAATATGACCGCTGGGATAGAGATGAGCAACTTCAGACTTCGATGGATCAGCAATGGACGGAAGTAGACGATGATGGAGATTTGCCGTTCTAAGTGTTCCCACTTTCCACAACGATGTTGAAAGTGGGAGCAGGAGTGGGAACACCTCAAGTGCTTCACAAATCTAGTATTTATGCGGCTTCCCGATGTGCTGTTCCCACTGTTCCCACTGTTCCCACCAAAAACATACCAATCTACCAAAAACGCAAAAATGCAAAATCTACACAGATTTCATTGTAATTTTGCAAAAATTCAAAAAGCAGAGGTATATTTTCGGATTGGTGGGAACACCCCGAAAGTAACCTTGCAACCCCAGTAATATCAAGGGAAACCTGCGTTCCCACCAAGTGCTGGAATTGGTGGGAACACTCCCCAAAAACAACTTTTGCAATCGGAGGGACCAAAATGTTGAAAGACAAAAACATACAACGCTTTGAAAATGAACTCAAGAAAATCGAGCGCCCCGGAATCAACCAACTTCTGCGCTACATACGGAACAGCGATTTCTACTCCGCCCCGGCCAGCACCCGGTATCACCTCTCCTGCGAGGGCGGGCTTCTCCAGCACAGCTTGAACGTGCTGGACGCCCTGCGGGGGATGCTCTACCCAGGCCATGAGGGGGCATGGGAATACCTCACGGCTGGCCGGGTGGTGTGTGAAATCCCTGATGAGAGCGTTACTCTCATGGCCCTGCTCCACGACCTGTGCAAGACACACTACTACAAAACCAGCACCCGGAACGTCAAGAATGAGCAGACCGGGAAGTGGGAGAAAGCGCCGTTCTACACGGTGGAGGACAAGATGCCCCTGGGACATGGCTCCAAAAGCGCCATGCTGGCCATGCAGTTTATAAAGCTGACCAACACCGAACTTTATGCCATCTGGCACCATATGGGTTTCACCGAGCAGGGTGCGGACTTCGGCACGGTGGGCCGGGCGATGGAGCTCCACCCGGCAGTGCTTGCTCTGCATACCGCCGACATGATGGCCAGCCGGTTCATGGAGGGCGAGAGCGGGAATAAAGAAGCCTTTGCAGATATGCCCGCCGGGCAGGAAGCGGCAGGGAGTGCAACTGCACCAGCCTCTGACACACCGCAGTTTGAGGAAGCGCCGCCGTTGGCGCCGGGGGCATGAGACAATGAAATACTGTTGCAACAATTGTAAAAATAAGGATTGCCCCGTCAATTCCAAAAACGCGCCGAAGGGAGAACACATTGAGTATGCCGCTCTTTGCGGAACAAAGGTATGCAAGGGCTATGAGAGGCCGTAGGAGGAAGCCAAGCATGATAAATAGGAATGATATTCTCAACAAAAGTCGTGTTTTCACCCTGGAGGAAATACGCGCCTACCTGGAAGCTCAGACCGGCCACCTCCTCTCCGCCGCCCAGGCAGACAAGCTGCTGCGAGACGCACTGCCAAAGGAAAGCTATTTTCAAAGTGCCATCCTCCGCTGGCTGAGGGAGAACTACCCCGCCGCTTTCGTGTGGAAAGTACAGACTGGCCCCTATGCCCGTCAAGGAGTGCCCGATATCTGTGCGGTGATAGACGGCCGTTTCTATGGCTTTGAAGTCAAGCGACCCTATGTGGGCAGGCTGTCCTGCATCCAGCAGGCCACGATAGAGGCCATAGAAAAAGCCGGGGGCCAGGCCGGGGTGGTTACCTGGCCGGATGATGCCCGAAAATTGATCGAGAACAAATAGCAAAGATAGGGGGAATCAACTTGACAAGGGAACTTTTGGAGGATTATCCACACATCTGCGCAGAGATTCAGGATCTGGAGCGCGAAATGAGCGAACCGGTTTCAGATACGGTCTCCGGCAGCGGGTTGAATTTTCCCTATACACAGCACACGGTTTCTATCAGAGGCGTGCCCCCGGAATTGGCCGTGTTAAAGGCCCAAAAAGAGGCCGAAAAAGAGGAAATAGAGCAGTTTATTCAGGGGTTACCTAACAGTAAGCTGCGAAGAATCGTAAAATACAGGGTGATTCACGGCATGAGTTGGGAACAAGTCGCTGCAAAAATGGGGCACCGGGTATCAGTAGACTCCGTGAAGTACCATTATTATAGCCTCTGGAAAAACTAAAAATATTTCCTCACTTTTCACACGAAACACACCTTTCACGCGAATCACACGATATAATAAATACTAGGGCCCGCAGATAGTAGGCCCCATCCATGTGGTTGACCTCCTTTCCCTGCAGCGCCCTGTGCCTTCGACTTGGCAAAGCCAACGTCGGGTGCAGGGCGCTGTAGGTTATCCCGGAGGCTACCCCAAAAAGCACGCCCCCATATAGCGGGGCCGTGTATAGCCCCGAATATCCGGGGGGTATATAGGGGCCTGTATATGGGGGGCTATTCTGTACACCCCCATAGCAGAGGGCCACCAGAACCCTGCCAGTGTGAGGGACAACGCACATACACACAGGCCCTGGCCATAGGGGCCATGCCATATGCCGTACCATAGCGCACAGCAAGCGCAGTACATGAGAGGACGCACAGCAGAGCCATTGACAAGGCCGCTGACAGACAGCATACACAGGGAGAGGCGAGTACACATGAGAGGCCCAAGAGGGCCGCCTGAGCGCGTCTGTGAGCGCACTAGGGGGTAGGGGGCCGTAGGTACTACTTACCCCAGGCACCCGTTGCGGCCGCGTGAGCCCGCGGTTTTCGTGCATGAAAACATTTTTGAAAATGCCACTTCGCTTCGTTCAACATTGGCTTTGCCAAGTTGACCCCTTATTTTGCCCCTCCAAAGGAGCCCAGCCATGAGAAAAGTAATCGCCATAGATTTTGACGGGTGCCTCTGCTCCAACGCCTATCCCCACATCGGCAAACCTAACTGGAGGGTGATAGCCGAGGCCCTGATTGCCCAGAAATCCGGCGCGGCCCTGATCCTTTGGACCTGCCGGGAGGGGGATGAGCTCCGGGAGGCGGTAGACGCCTGCCGCCGGTGGGGCCTGCGGTTCGACGCCGTAAACGAAAGCCTGCCGGAATGGGCGGCCGCCTTTGGCACCGCTCCCCGCAAGGTGGGGGCAAGCGAGTATTGGGATGACAAGGCGGTGAACAAGGCCCCCGATCAGGATGACCTCAGCGGTTTTGTGATTGAGGAAGTCACGCGCCGCTTCATAAACGCATTTGACGCCGCCCAGCCCCTCCCGGAGGAAGCCCGGAAAACCCGCAAGGCAGTTTTGCAGGCCCTGGAAAACCTCTCGGAGATTTGGCGCAGGGGCGAGTAAAGGAGGCACCGATATGGATTCTATGAACAAAACCGCCGGAGCCGATATGCGGATGGAAGTCCGCAAACTTAGTGACCTTATCCCCGCGGACTACAACCCCCGGGAACCCCTGGCCCCCGGCAACCCAGAGTACGAGGCCCTGAAGAAAAGCATCCAGGAGAACACCTATGTGGAGCCCATCGTGGTGAACTTCGACGGCACAATAATCGGCGGGCATCAGCGCCGCACGGTAATGATGGACCTGGGCTATACCGAGGCCAGTGTGGTCGTGGTGAATATCCAAGACAAGAATAAAGAGCGCATGGCCAACCTTGCCCTCAACAAAATCTCCGGGCGGTGGGACACCGAGAAGCTGAAGGAGATTCTGGTGGGCCTGGACTTGGACGGTTACGACTTCGGCGCTGCGGGCTTCACCCGGAATGAGCTGGAGGATCTGATCCAGGCGCTGGACATCCCCGATGAAGCTCAGGATGATGAATTTGACCCGGACGCCGCTGCGGCTGAGATTCAGACACCTGTCACCAACCGAGGCGACGTCTGGCAGCTGGGCAAGCACCGGCTCCTGTGCGGCGACGCCACCCTGAAAGAGGATGTGGCCACGCTCATGGCCGGGGCGGAGCTTGACTTGCTGGTCACAGACCCTCCCTACAACGTGGACTATGGCGGCAAGGCCGTGTTCCTGGAGAACTATCTGGGGCAGACCGGCCCCAGAGCTACCAGCGAGATAAAGAATGACAAGATGAGCTCCGCCGCGTTTTATAAGTTCCTCCGGGCGGCGTTCCGCTGTGCCTTTGACGTGATGAAAAAGGGCGCTGCGGCTTACATTTTCCATGCGGAAAGCACAGGGACTAAGTTCCGGGAGGCGTTCAGCGACTCCGGCTTTAAGCTATCCCAGTGCCTTATTTGGGAAAAGTCCAGCTTTGTGCTGGGCCGGCAGGATTACCAGTGGCGGCATGAACCCATTCTGTACGGCTGGAAAGAGGGCGCGGGCCATTATTTTATACACGACCGCTCCCAGGACACCGTTCTGCTGGAGGATGAGCCGGACTTTAAGAAGATGAGCAAGCAAGAGCTGCGGGCCTTTGTGGAGGGGTACATCAAGCAGTATAAAGACCTGACCACCGTTCTCTATGAGAAACGGCCCAGCAAAAACGATATGCACCCCACCATGAAGCCGGTCCCCCTGGTGGGCAGGCTGGTAAACAATTCCAGCAAGCCGGGGTGGCGTGTGGGTGACTTTTTCGGTGGCAGCGGATCCACGCTCATGGCCTGTGAGCAACTGGGCCGCACGGCCTACCTTATGGAGCTGGATGAGCGCAACTGCGATGTTATTGTCCGGCGCTGGGAGGAATACACCGGGGAGAAAGCGGTCAAAACGGCGCCATCGGAGGCTGGACAATGAGCCGCCGGCAGCGGAATCTTGCGCTTGATACCCTGGAATTGATTCTGGAAGGAGTTGAACTGATCGTGAGTGCAGACGGAAATATCACCGGCGGCTCTATGTACCCCACCCGCACCATCGCCAAGCTGTTCGGTGTGACCGACCGGCACATCCAGCAGCTGACAAAGGACGGTGTGCTCCCGGCCACAGAAACCCCCAGCGGCCGGCAGTATGACTTGGTGCCCACCATTCAAGCCTACATCCGCTACCTGCGGGACGCAGCCCACGGTAAGACCGGATCCGAGAGAGAACAGGAGCTGAAGCAGCAGAAGCTGGAGGCCGACCTGGCCCTCAAGGGCACCCAAAACGAGCTGCACCGCCTCAAACTTGATATCGCGGCGGGCAAGTACATCCCTGTGGAAGAAGCCACTCTGGACTATGCCCGGTTCTTCGTGGCCTTTAAAAAGTTTGCTCTGTCCCTGCCGGGGCGGCTCATCAGCCGGATCGGCGGGGTAGTGGAGCCTACAGAGGCCCGGCGCATTGAAAAGGAACTGCAGGGGGATGTGACCAAGCTGCTCCGGGCATTCGTGGTGGCCGGGGTGGATGAGAGCCAGGTGCAAGGGACTGGTGCAAAATGAACCGTAAACCCCGGATACGCAAGTACCCGGTGACGGACTATCAGCGCAAGGCTCTGGAAAGCCTCATGCCCCCGGAGGACTTGACGGTTTCTGAATGGGCGGAGAAGTACCGTATGCTGGACAGCAAGACCTCGGCCCTCCCCGGCCCCTGGCGCAATGAGATGACGCCGTACCTGGTGGGCATTATGGACGCGCTGCTGGACTATGAGACGGAGGAAATCGTGCTGTGCAAGTCGGCCCAGCTGGGCGGCACCGAGGCGATTCTCAACGCTCTGGGCTACATCATACAGCAGGATCCCTCCCCCACTCTTGTGGTGTATCCTTCCGACGTGCTGGCGGAGAGTATCTCCAAGAACCGTATTATCCCGATGGTGCAGACTTCGCCTACGCTTCGGGAGCGGTACCAGCCTTTTGAAAGCAAAAAGCTGGAGCTACAGTTTGACGGGATGTATCTCAGCCTGGTGGGCTCCAATTCCCCCTCGAACCTGGCCAGCAAGGCCATCCGTTTTCTGTTTCTGGATGAGGTGGACAAATACCCCGGGGCCAGCGCAAAGGAAGCCGACCCTATCGCCCTGGCAAGGGAGCGCACAAAAACCTTTGGCAATCGGAAAATCTTCATCACCAGCACCCCCACCATCACCACAGGCCATGTGTGGAAAGCCTTACAGAACTGCGACATGGAGAAACACTACTTTGTGCCGTGCCCCCACTGCGGGGAGATGATAGAATTCAAATGGGCAAACCTCAAGTTTCCCAATGATGAGGGTATGAGCTATGTTGACCGGGCGGAGCTGGCGGTGTACGCTTGCCCGGAGTGCGGCGGGGTCATTACTGACCAACACAAGGGGCAGATGCTTAGGCTCGGGGAGTGGCGGGTGGTCAAGCAGCACAGCCCCCACGGAAAGCGGGTGGGCTTCTGGATCAACACCTTTTACTCCCCCTTCGTGCGGTTCGCGGATATCGCAAAAGAATATTTTAAGAGCCGCCATGACCCGGAATCCCATCAGAACTTTGTCAACTCCTGGATGGCAGAGCCCTGGGAGGACACGGCCCTCAAAACCGATGCCGACCTGGTGCTGGAACGCCAGACCCATGTGCCGGAGCTGGTGGTGCCCGCCTGGGCCAAGCTGCTCACCGGCGGTGTGGACGTGCAGAAAACCTGTGTGTATTGGACCATCCGGGCCTGGGGCAGTTACCTCACCTCCCAGAATATTGCCCACGGCCAAGCCCTTAGCCTTGCGGACGTGGAACACGTCATGAACCTGCAGTACCAGCGGGAGGATGGAGGCGCTCCGATGGTGGTAAACCTGTGCCTGATCGACAGCGGCTACGATACCGATATGGTGTATGACTTCTGCTCGGAAAATTCCGAGTGGGCCCTGCCCAGCAAGGGCGCCAGCGGGGCCATGAACGACCACTACCGCATTACCCAGGTGAACCGGCCCACCAGCCGGGCCCACGGTATGCAGATGGTGCTGGTAAATACCGGGCTGTATAAGGACATGATTGCGGGCCGGATGCACAAAAAGAACACAGACAAGGGCAGCTGGATGGTGTATCAGGGGTGTGACCGGGAGTATGCCGAACAGGTCACCGCCGAGCATAAGGTCAATGTACGCTCCGGGAAAAAGAATGTGCTGACCTGGGTGCAGAAAAACTCCCACGGCGATAACCATTATCTGGACTGCGAGGTGTATGCTGCCGCGTCGGCTGACATTTTGGGCGTCCGGGAATTGTACCTGGAAGATATTGCCCAGGCCCCGGCGACCCCGGAGCCGGCCCCCGCGCCGGAGGAAGAATGGATCAAGAGCCATGAGAATTGGATATAAGGGTGTGTGTATGACGTTGCCCTGCGGGCAAGTCAACGAGTTTTCCTGCGGAAAACTCCATAAGGATGGTGAATTGTATGGAAAATACCAATGAGGGCATGGCTATCAACCTGGAACGGTTCTCCAATTCGGAGCTGCTTTCTTATGTAGACGATGCCATCCTGAATATCTTGGTAGGCGGCCAGAGTTACAAGCTGGGAAGCCGGAGCCTGACAAGGGCCGACCTTTCCCTTTTGCGGCAGATGCGGAATGAACTGCTGGCGCAGGAAAACGCCGATGCAGATGGGTGCCTTCTCCCCGGAACAGTGGCCGCATTTTTTGAGGGACGGTGATGCGCATGAATATAATTGACCAAGTTGTAAGCTGGTTCAGCCCCCAGCGCGGCTTTGCCCGGCAAGCGTGGCGGGACGCTCTGCGCCATTACGACGCGGGGGACGATTCCCGCTTGAACGCCAACTGGCGAGCTATCAACACCAGCGCGGAACAGACCGACCGCTACAGCCGGGACACCGTTAGGGCCCGCGCCCGCGACCTGGAACGCAACTCGGATATGCTCAATGGAGTGGTGGGGGCCTTCGTCCGCAATGTGGTGGGCGGGGGCTTTACTCTTCAGGCGGAAACTGGGAACCCTGACCTGAACCACGAGATAGAAAAGCTCTGGGCCCAGTGGTGCAAAAAGCGCAACTGCGACGTCACCGGCACCCAGAGCCTCAGTCAGATGCTGCGCATGGCCGTGCGCCGGAAAAAGGTGGACGGCGGTATGCTTTTCGTCAAAAGGTACACCGGGGACGGCCTGCTGCCTTTCAAATTACAGGCTATGGAGGTAGACGAACTGGACAGCAGCACCATCGTGGCCAAGCATAAGGGCAACCGTGTGTGCGGTGGCATTGAGTATACCCCATACAATAAGCCCGTGGGCTACTGGTTCCGGCAGTATTCCATTGATGGCATCACGGCCCCTGAGCCGGTGTATATCGATGCAAAGGACGTTATCTTCTACTTCAGCAAGCGCCGCCCCTCCCAGCTTCGGGAAATGAGCGACATGACCCAAACCCTCACCCGCATCCGGGACGCAAACGAATTCATGGTGTCGGAGGATGTGAAGCAGCGGGTACAGGCCAGCATCGCTCTGGCTGTGAAGAAGGTGAACCCCACAGGGGTGGGGCGAACCAGTGGGAGCCTGGGCAAAACCTACTCCCGGCAGATGTTTACCCCCGGCATGGTCACAGAGTTAAATGCTGGGGATGAAATCCAATTGATTAACCCCCAGGGCCAGGCCACCGATGCCGCTACCTACGTTAAGCTGCTCCAGCGGCTGGTGTCCTCCGGCCAGGGCTTGAGCTATGAGGCGGTGGCCCGCGATATGAGCGGCAGCACCTACAGCTCCACCCGGCAGAATCTCATCGAGGACGGCATGACCTATGCGGATGAAGTGGAACTGCTGGTGGAGGTCATCGATGAGATATACGAAACCTTCGTCATTTCGGCCATGCTGGCGGGGAAAATCTCCGCCCCTGATTTCTGGAACCAGAAAGAGGTGTACTTCGCCCATAAGTGGGTGAAGCCGCCCAAACCCTGGATCGATCCGGCGAAGGAGGCCACGGCGGTCATGACCGCGCTAAAAACCGGACAGAAAACCTTCAAGCAGGTGGCAGCTGAGAACGGCGCCGACTGGCGGGATCAGATTGACGATATCGCGGAGGTTTTACAATACGCCCAGGACGAATACGGCCTGGATTTAGGAGGGATGATTTTTGGACAGGCAATGCAGTCAGCTGCGGACAACTCCGCCGGCGAGGATGATACTGACCCCGACAAAGAGGACAGCGATGGAGATGAGCCAGATAAGGACGATGATCCCGATGGCAAGGGCAGCGGAGGCGGAGAAAGGCAATAGTTTCCACCGAGATATGACCGTGTCGGCCATCCGGGCAGAGGAAGGAGAGGGGCGCAAAGTTACCCTCTCCTTTTCCAGTGAGGAACCCTATGAGCGGTTCTTCGGCCCGGAGATCCTCGACCATTCGGAGGGGGCTGTTGACCTTTCCCGGCTTAACTCCATCGGCTGTGTGCTTTACAACCACAACCGGGACAAGGTGATCGGCAAGATCCTCCGCGCCTGGGTGGAGAATGGCCGTGGCATGGCGGAGGTGGAGTTTGACGATGACCCGGAGTCAGACACCATCTACAAAAAGGTGAAGTCCGGCTCCCTCAAGGGGGTGTCCGTGGGGTACATGGTCAATATGAAGGAGTCGGAGGACGTCCGGGCTGGAAAGAAATCTGAGGACGGGCGTTTCACCGGGCCCTGCCGCGTGATGAAGAAGTGGCAGCCTTTTGAAATCAGTATCGTGAGTATCCCTGCCGACAGCACGGTTGGTGTTGGCAGGGATTTAGAAACGGCCCCCGCTGGCGCTCCCCTTTCGGTGTATGAGCGGCAGTTACGAATAAACAAAAATATCATTGGAGGTATGTAAGAATGGGCAGAAAAGCAATTCGGGCGGCAAAGCTGCTGCGCCAGCAGGAGCTTGTGAATGCCGCAAAGGACGCAAACCGCGACCTTACCACGGAGGAAAAGGCAGAGTTCGATTCTCTCCAGAGGGAGATTGACGACCTGACCCGTGAAATCGAGGCGGAGGAAAATGAGCCGGGCGGTGAGCCTGATCCCAACACCCGCCAGATGGTGGATGAGGCCATCGCTGGTGAGCGCCAGCGGGTAGCTGGCATCACTACCATGTGCCGGGGCCTGGGTGTTGACCCGGACAAGTTCATCACCGAGGGCAAGACCCTGGATGAAACCCGCGCCGCCCTGGTGGATCAGATGATCAAGCAGGGCGCTCCCCTGGGTAGTCGCGTTACCGTGGGCGAGAGCGGCGAGGATGAATTCAGGCGGGACGCTGCCGACGGCCTGGTCATGCGGGGTGGCTTGACCCCCGAGGGGGCCGGGAACGGTGCCCGACAGTTCTCCGCCATGAGCCTGCGCGACCTGGCTATTGAGTGCATGGAGCGGGCTGGGGAGGCCGGGGCCCGGCGCATGAGCTCGGATGAGCTGTTCACGGCCATCATGCAGCGGCAATACCTGAACCCCACTGCGGCATTTCCGGCCATTCTGGACAATGCCATTGAAAAGTCCTATGTGGAGGGCCACCAGAAAGCCCCGGTGACCTTTGACCGTTGGACGACCAAAGGCAGCCTGAAGGATTTTAAGGTTCACGACAACAACTATCTGGCCGGGCCCATTGGTGACTTCGAGGAAGTGCCGGAGGGCGGCGAGCTGAAAAACGATAAGCCCGTGGACGCCAAGCTGCCCACCCGGCAGCTCAAGACCTGGGGCAAGCAGTTCACCCTTTCCCGCCAGGCGTTCATTAACGACGATATCGACCTGGTGACCCGGATGCCCGCCCGCTACGCTGCGGCGGCCCGGCGCACCATCAACCGGCATTGTTATCAGGAATTGCTGGGCTTGACCCGTGCGGGCAAGACCGGACAGAAAATCTATGACGGCAAGGCCCTGTTCTGCAGCGACCACAAGAACCAGCTGGCGAATGGCACTGGCATCACCAGAGAGGCTGTGCAGGCCATGATTATGGCCATCGGCACCCAGAAGGACCAGTTCGACCAGGCGATTATCATCCGGCCTGAAGCCTTTATTGTGCCTGTTGGGCTGAGCTTTGACATCTACAGCCTCTTCAACTCTCCTGCCATTCATACCACGGATAACACCCAGGCCGTGAACCCGCTCTACCAGTACCGGGGGCTGGAAGTTATCGAGGACGCCACCCTCAACCAGCTGGCCGGGGAGGGCAACCCTGTACCCTGGTTCCTGACGGGCGCCAAAACTGACACCGCTTTCATCGAGGTGGACTATCTCAACGGCCAGGAGGTACCCAGCATCCGCCGCAGTGAAACGGTAGGCCAGCTGGGCTTTGTGTGGGATATTTTCCTGGACTTCAACATCAACGTAATGGACTATCGTGGGGCTATTAAAAATCCCGGCGTAAAGCTGGAAAGCCCCCTCAATAACGCGTAAGGGAGGAACTGAACTATGGCAACAGCAAGAGAAGCCGCAAAGACCCATGTGACCGCTGCGTACATCCAGAAGGGTGAGGCCCTGGACTACAAGAACGCCACGGATAAGACCATCCCCTGCGACGCGGTGGTAGTTGTGGGCGGCAGGATCGGCGTCACCGGCGGCGAGATAAAGCCCGGCGAGCTGGGCTCCCTGCACATGGTGGGGGTGTTCAAAATGCCCAAGACCGGCACGGACGCCATTGAGATGGGCACGGCCGTCCACTTTGACGGCGCGGGCATCACCGCCACGGCAACGGAGGGGACTACCACCCCGGCGGGCTATGCTGCCGCGCCCAGCGAGGCCGGCGACATTTTTGTGCTGGTAAAGCTGCCGGGATGAGGGCGCGGACATTCAAGGAGGCCCTTCAGAATGACGTCAAAGCGGTGTTCCTGAACCCGGCTGAGTTTGGGGAGCTCCATATCGTCAATGGCCGCAAAATGCTGGCAGTCCTGGACGATATGGAGCACATCGAGCGGGAGAAGCGCATGAAGTCCAATATGGACGGTGTGTATGTCAGACAGCTCCTGCTCTATGTGGCTGCTGAGGATTTCGGCGAATTCCCGCCTCATGGCGTTCTCATCAAGCTGGATGGGAAGCAGTATCAGGTGGCAGACGCCACCGATGAAGGTGGCGTGTATGCTATCACATTGGAGGCGAACAGAAGCAGATGATACGCATTGAGGTTGACGTTTCCGGCCTGGAGGAAGTGGAGCGCAAGCTGGGGAAGATGAAAGACCAAGCCCCAAAGGTACTGCGCAGCGCCATCAACAGCACGGCGGTGGAGGCCCGGAAGCAGCTGGCCCAGGAGGCCCAGAACCGGTACACGGTGAAAAACGCGGGTTTTAATTCCGCGGCGAAGATACGCCGGGCCACGGTGAGCAATCTGGTGGCCACCATCCACGCGGGGGGCAGGAAGCTGGATATTCCCCGGTTCCATGTCACCCGGCCCAGGAGCCATAAAAAAGGAGCTCCCGGCGCAAAGGCAGAGGTGGTGGCCGGCGGCGGGCTCAAAGAGATTCGCGGCACCAGCGGCATCAAGGCGTTCTCCTCCACCGTCCCCTCCGGCAAAAGCCGCACCAAGCAGATCCTCCAGCGCCAGGGCGCGGCCCGGTACCCGGTGCAGGTGCTGCACTCGGTGTCTGTGCCCAAAATGCTGGAAATGGTGTATGAGGGCCGGGGCGCCGCCAAGCGGGTGCTGAAGAAAGACATTCAGAAAATCTACAACCAAAAGGTGCAGCAGAAAATTGGGGAGCTGATGGGTGAATGATTGTCCGTGATTTGCAAAAGGCTGTGGCCGCCGACCTGGAGGCCCTGTTCAAAAACGACTTTTTCAAGACCCCGGAAGCGGCCCCGGAGGAAGAATGGCCTGACTGGCTTAAGGAGCTGCCCCAGCCAGTGCCGGAGTGGCACACCCACCGCATGGCAGCCCCCAAAGCCTATGAACAGTTCCTCCCCCTCAAGACAATGGACAACGGCTCCATTGACCCCGAGGCAGAGGATCCCTTCCCTTATATCATCGTCCGGGCGGACAAGGGCGGCATAGAAGGGCCCGCAGATGCCCATAAGGCAGACGTGATCCTGTTCATCGGGATATTTGACGACGACCCCATCAACCAGGGCCACAGGGCCGTGCTGGAGATGATAGAGCGCATCCAGATGCACTACCAGGAAACGCCCCTTCTCATGGGACAGTTCGTGTGCCAGGATCCCTTTGAGTGGGCGCTTCAGGACGAAGAAAGCTATCCTTACTATTTCGGGGCCTGCCAGTTGACCTTTGCCATGCAGGCCCCCAGAGCGAAATGGAGTGATTTAACATGACCAAAAAGGAAGCCGTAAAGGCGGCGGAAAGGGCCGCCAAAAAAACCAAGACCGTATACATCGGCCCCACCATCACAGGCGTGGCTGCCAGAAACACGGTGTATGACGACCTTCCCGAGGAACTGAACAAGGTGGTAAAAGCCCTGCCGTATATGGCGGGGCTTTGCATTCCCTTCTCCGGGCTGGGCAAGGCCATGACGCAGATCCAGCAGCAGGCGGGGCACAGCTACACCCTGTTCTGCAAGGCGCAGGAGGACAGCGCCAAGATTCAGGAAATTGTTCAGAAAGAGGTGATTTAATTGGCGTTTCAGCATGGTGTAAGGGTGCAGGAACAGGCCACAAGCCTGGTAGCCCCTATTCTGGGCACAGCCGGGCTTCAGGTGGTGTTCGGCACCGCGCCCGTCAATCTGGCGGAGGATCCCTACACCGTCACCAACACCCCGGTGATTGCTTACTCTTGGGCGGAGGCGGTAAAAAAGCTGGGGTACAGCCAGGAATTGAATGCGCTGGGGCACCACAAGTACACCTTGTGCGCGGCCATGTACGCCAGCTTCAAGCTGTCGGCGGTGGCCCCGGTTATTTTCGTGAACGTCCTGGATCCCAAGACCCATAAGAAGAAAAACGACCCGCAGACCGTACCTGTGGAGGATCTTGAGGCCCTGGTGCCCCTGACCGGCATTCTGCTGGACACGGTCGCTGTCAAGGCGGTATCCGGCGAGGGTGACGGGGCCACGGAAACCGACCTGACCCCGGACGTGGACTATATCCTCTCCTTTAACGACGACGGCCATCTGGCGGTAAGCCTTGCCCCCGCGGGGGCGGGCGGCACGGCGGCAACTCTTAAGGTAGAGTGTACCTCCATCGACCCCGAGGCCGTGGATGAGTGGGATATCATCGGTGCAAGCGCCTCTGGTGGTGAAAAGGGCTTGGAGGTGCTCCGGCAGGTGTATCCCAAGTTTGGCATGACTCCTGGACTGCTTCTGGCTCCCGGCTGGAGCCATATCCCGGACGTGGGCATAGCCATCGCGGCCAAGTGCGTGGAGATCAACGGCTACTTCTCCTGCGAGGGCTTCATTGACATCGACAGCACTCCCGAGGGCTGTACCGCTTATGACAAGGTCAAGCAAGCAAAGGAAGCGGCAGGGTGTACGTCCATCCACATCATGGCCCTGTGGCCCTGCATCGAGGTGGGCTCCCAGCGGTTCTGGTACTCCGCCATTATGGCCGCTGTGACCGCCCAGCTGGACGCCAGCAATGATGATGTGCCCAGCCTCTCTCCCTCCAACAAGCTCATTGGGGCCACCGGCACGGTGCTGGCGGATGGGAGCGAGGTCATTCTGGACCAGCTCCAGGGCAACGCGGTCAACAGCTTCGGCGTGACCACGGCCATCAACAACAATGGCTGGAAAACCTGGGGCAACCGCACAGCGGCCTACCCGGCCAATTCCGATCCTAAAGATATGTGGCTGTGCTGCCGCCGGTTCTTCAGCTGGTGGGGCAACAGTTTCATCCTGACCTATGCCCAGAAGGTAGACGATCCCGCTGACCCCCGGCTGATCCAGGCCATTGTGGACACGGAGAACATCCGGGGCGGGGCCTATGTGGCCCAGGGGAAGTGCGCGGCGGCCTACATCGAGTTCAACGCCGAGGAAAACGCGGTGACGGACCTGATCAACGGCAAGCTCACCTTCCACCAGCACCTTGCCCCCTATGTGCCGGCGGAGGACATTCTGAACATTCTGGAATTTGACCCCGACGCTCTCAGTGCGGCTCTGAATGGAGGTTGATAGCAAATGGCAGTAACAGGAATCCCCGAAGTCGTCCATGACTTCAACACCTATAATGCCGGCAAAAAGCAGGTCGGTGTGACCGGCGAGGTTGCGCTCCCTGACCTGGAGGCCCTCACGGCTTCTGTATCCGGGGCCGGTATCCTGGGCGAATACGAGGCTGTGGTAGCCGGGCACTTCAGCAGCCTGGAGCAGGAGGTACCGTTCCGGGTGGTCAACAAAGATTTCTTTGACATGATCGCCCCCACGAAAGCGGTAGGCCTTACCCTCCGGGGCGCCATCCAGTATACGGACCAGGCCACGCAGAACACCAATTATATGGGCCTGCGTGTGGTGTTCCGGGGGAAGTGCAAGAAGGTCAAGCCCGGCACGGTCAAGCTGCATGACGTGATGGACGCTTCCGTCACTCTGGAGCTGACCTACATTCTCATTGAGATGGGCAACGAAAAGAAGCTGGAGCTGGACAAGCTCAACCCCAAGTACGTGGTAAACGGTGTGGATCAGCTGGCAAAGGTCCGCGCCCTCACCTGATAGAAAGCAAAAAAATTTTAGGAGGCAATCATCATGGCAAAAGACAACAACATCATCGACGTGACCGAGAACGTGACCGAGCTGGCGGCCCCCGAGGCGGAGCCTATACCCGATACCCTGGTAGAGTTTAAGAAGCCGTACCGCTTCGAGGACAAAGACTACACCGAGGTGGACCTGGCGGGCCTGGAGGACCTCTCCACCAAAGACATGATCGAGGCGGAGAAGCGGCTGGCCCGTACCGGTGTGTTTACCCCGCTGCCGGAGATGAACATCAACTATGTGTGCATCATGGCGGCAAAGGCGGCAAAGCTGCCGGTGGAGTTCTTCGAGGGACTGCCGCCCCGGGAGATGGAGAAAGTCAAGAATAAGGTAACAAATTTTTTCTACGGCGAGGAATAAGGCCGGGAGATGGAGGGGAGCTGCGCAAGTTGTGTGTGCAGCTCTCCTTCTCTATGCGCTGTGACTTATTCCAGCTGATGAACATGGACTACCTGGAACTTCTGCAGATAGCCAAAGAACTGGCGGACTATGTGAAAGACCTAAAGGCCAACAAGGGCAGGTGAGCGTATGGCGGGGCCGTCCCAAGTAACGATAAAGATCGCGGCTAAGCTGGAAAAGGACTTTGGCTCCGCCATCTCCGCGGCGCAGAAAGCGGTATCCGGCCTGAAGGGACTGGGGGGTATGGCGGCGACAGGCGCGAAAGTCGCCGCAGGCTCTCTGGCCGCTGTAGGCGGTGCGCTGGCTACAGCCGGCGTAGCTTCTGTGAACACAGGGCGGGAATTTGAGGCGGCTATGTCCTCCGCAGCGGCTACGGCAAATGCCACCGAGGCAGAGTACAAAAAGCTGGAGGCCGCGGCTATGGAAATGGGCCGCACTACCTCCAAAACCGCAACAGAATCCGCCAATGCCCTGGAGTATATGTCTCTTGCTGGCTGGGATGTGGACACGTCCATATCGGCTCTGCCATCGGTGCTGAAAATGTCCGAGGCGTCTGGTATGGACCTGGCCCACTGTTCCGATTTGATAACGGACTCCATGTCCGCGGCGGGTGTGTCCGTGGATAACCTGGCGGGATACCTGGACATCGCAACAAAGGCCCAGAACAAATCCAACCAGACCGCTGAACACATGATGGAAGCCTTCATCGGGGTGGGCGGTACCATGAAGGGGCTGAATATCCCCATAGAGGATACGGCGACCGCCCTGGGCGTGCTGGCTAACCGAGGCATCAAGGGCTCGGAGGCGGGCAACGCACTGAACGCCATTATGGCGAACTTAACCACGGGCACAGGCGCGGCGGGCAAGATGATGGAAAGCCTGGGGATTTCTGCCTTTGACAGTGAGGGGAAGTTTATCGGCCTGGAAGCGACCCTTCAGAAAGTAAACCAGGCCACGGCTGGGCTCTCGGAGGAACAGCGCAACGCGGCCCTTGCGGCCATAGGAGGCAAGCAGCACATTGACGCGCTGAACGACCTGATGTCCGGTCTCAACACTACTACAGCGGACGGTGTGTCTGAATGGGAGGCCCTAAGCCAGCAGCTATACAATGCGGATGGCGCACTGGAAACCATGCGGGCGACCAAACTGGACAACCTCAACGGCGACCTGGCTACCCTGCAATCGGCCCTGGAGGATACCGGGATACGGGTATACCAGAACCTGCAAGAGCCCCTCCGGGGCGCGGCGCAATTCGCTACAGAGCAAATCTACACCCTATCAGACGCACTCAACAATGGTGGCTTTGAGGGCATGGCCTCTGCCGTGGGCAATGTGCTAAGCAATGCTTTCACAAAGGTGGTGGACTTTGCCCCGCAGTTTATCATGATGGCCTCGGTCATCGCTACCAGCCTGCTGAACGGACTGGTACAGAACGGCCCTGTACTGGCCCAGGGCCTCTCCCAGCTGGTCGTTCAAGGGCTGGGAGCCTTTGCGGGTTTCTATTCGGAATTCTGGAGCACCGGGGCGGCACTTCTGGCCCAATTCCTACAAGGCATGGCCGGGGAGATACCCAACGTAATTGCCATAGGCTCCCAGACAATGCAAAGCCTGGGAGCCGGAATTACAGCGAACCTCCCCACCATCCTGTCTGCCGGTACGGACATCATTGTCCAGCTCATCGGCGGGATCGGTGTGCTTTTGCCCCAGCTGCTCTCAATGGGCGGCCAGATTTTAGGCCAGCTGGTGCAGGGGATCCTTACCGCCATACCCCAGATAGCCGCCGCGGCCTTTACGCTGATGAGCGACTTTGGCTCCCAGCTTCAGGCGAACCTTCCCACGGTCATTCAGCAGGGTGTACAGATGGTGGTCGACCTGGTAGCGTCCATTTGCGCCAACGCGGGGATGCTCATTGACGGGGCCCTTGCCCTTATCAACGGCCTGGTGAGCGGGTTGATGCAGGGGCTGCCGGCAATTATCTCGGCGGTGCCCTCCATCATTTCCAGCCTGGCGAACGGAATTATATCCAATATTCCCACCATCCTGCAGGCCGGTGTGCAGCTTATTGTAACGCTGGCCCAGGGGCTTTTACAGGCTATCCCCTCCCTGCTGGCGGCTATCCCCCAGATAGCCTGGTCGATTATTACCGCACTTACCTCCGTGAACTGGCTGCAGGTGGGCTGGGACATCTTCATGACCTTAGTGGATGGCGTTCTAAGCATCGACTGGCTCCAGCTGGGCATGGATATCCTTAACGCAATTAAAGATGGCATCCTGTCCGCAGTCGGTGGCCTGTTCGAGTCTGTGGGGAATATCTGGAACAATGTGACCAGCTTCTTCACCGGCAAGGGCAAGGAAACTGGCGACAGCACCGCAGCCGCCATACAGAGCACCACTCCGGCGGTTCAAGAAGCCGCCAGCGGAGTGGGCCGATCCGCTGTGACCGGGATGCAGAACAGCCTGAGCACCTCCCTGCCCAGCATGACCGCCAGCGCCAACGCGGCTGGCGCGGCGCTTACCAGCGGGATCAACTCCGGGGTAGCGTCTGGCGCGGGCCAGCTGGACAGTACGGTGGCCAGCATGGGTACGTCCGCCACAGCCTCCCTGAACGGTTCCATCAATCAGGGGCTGGCCTCGGTGAACACCTCCGCCGTAGCTTCCGGCACCGCTTACACGGACGGCATGACCGCCGGACTGCAGAGCGGTATGCCGGGGGTGCAGAGCGCGGCTCAGACCGGCTGTGACGCTGTGGTGCAGCAGACCACATCCAGCTTTGAGCGGGTGCGATCCGCCGTGGAAACCAAGATGAACGCGGCAGCCACAGCGGTTACTAACGCCATCGGCAAAATGCGGGCGGCCATGAACTTCTCCTGGTCACTTCCGCATCTAAAGGTGCCCCATGTGAATATCAGTGGGGCTTTCAGCCTGCAGCCGCCCACGGCCCCTAATTTCAGTGTGAGCTGGTACAAAGAGGGCGGTATTTTGAGCGGCGCCCAGATATTCGGGATGCAGGGCAACCGCCTGTTGGGCGGCGGCGAGGCAGGGAAAGAGGCTGTGCTGCCCCTTTCCACGCTCTGGCAGCAGATGCGGGGGATGTTCGCTGAATCTGCCGGCGGTGTGCGTGAGCGCATCAACGCTCTGGGCCAGCAGCTAGGCTTGGCGGAAAACAGCCGGCGGCTGTCCTTTTCCGGCCTGCTGGATGGCGTGAAAGGTGGGCCGCAGCCTGCAACCGCAGGCGGGCCTCCCATGCAGATCACCTACGCACCGCAGTATTACTTCCAGGGCGAGGCTCCCACCAAAGACGACCTGGAGGGCGCGGAGGAAATGTCCCAGAGCAAGTTCAATGAGATGATGAACAAGTGGATGAAAGACCATAGCAGGAAAGACTTCTAGGAGGCGCGGCCATGAATACTATAACCACCATAATGGGCGACACCTGGGACACCATCGCGCTGAGAGCCTACGGCGGGGAACCTCGTGCTTTGCCCCGGCACACGCAGCTTCTGATGGAGGCTCGGGAGAATATCCGGCTCCTGGATTACCAGGTGTTTCCCACTGGCATCGTGGTCGCTGTGCCGGACGTGGATGACTATGAGACAGCGGACAGCCTGCCTGAATGGAGGAAGTAGCTATGGATCCGAGAAAAGCTAGGGTGGCCCTGCTGTATAACGGTACCAACGCCAATGTGCAGCTGGCCCCCTATCTCAGCTCCTTCAAATACACGGATGTGGCCTCCGGCTCCAGCGACAGTATCAGTATCTCCATCAATGACCGGGACCGCAGGTGGATAAACGGCTGGTTCCCCCAAAAAGGGGACCGGCTGCAGCCCACCATAGAAACCCTTAATTGGGAGCGTGACGGGCAGAAAGGCAAGTTTCCCTGCGGGAAGTTCCTGGTGGATGATTTCAGTTTTAAGGGCGGGCCCATCCGGCTGGATTTGGAGGGCCTCGCTCTGCCCGCTGACAGCGGCTTTAAGGCCACTGAACGCACAGAAACCTATGAGAGTACCACCCTTAAGGAAATCGGCCAAATCGTGGCCGCCAGGGCCAAAGTAGCCCTGCACTATGAGGCCGGGGCCGTGAGCATCGAGAAGGTGGAGCAGAACAACCAGACCGACTGCGCGTTCTTCGGCTCCCTGGTGGAGAAGTACGGATACGCGCTGAAAATATACAATGACAAGCTGGTGGTGTTCGATGAAGGAAAGTACGAGGATAAGGCCCCCAAACTCATCCTCACCGAAAAGGACTTTGAACCCGGCTGGTCATGGAATACCAAGCTGGACCAGACCTATACCGGGGTGAAGTACCAGTACACCAACAGTGAGAAGAACCGCACCTTCACGGTGACCGCCGGAGGCGGGGGCCGCATTCTGGAAGTGAACGATGCCGCTGAAAACTTGGGGGAAGCCACGCTGATCGCCCTGGCCGCGCTGAACAAGGCCAACCGGGGGGCCACCACCATGAGCATCACCATGATGGCCCGGCCCGGACTGATTGCCTCCGACTGTGTGGAAATCAGGGGCCTGGGCAAGCTCTCCGGCAAGTTTTATGTGGAGAAGATAGACCACGATATCGGCAGCGGCTACAAGATGGCTCTGGATATGCGGCTGGTGCAGCCCAGAGTGACGGCCGCAAAATCAGCATCCAGTACGGTATCGTAAGGAGGACGCCATGCAGACCCAATACTTACGCATCGGAAAAATCTCCAGCTTCAACTACCCAAAGGGCACGGCCCGTGTGACCTACGAGGATAAGGGCGGCAGCACCACCGCCGAGTTCCCTTTCCTCTCCTGGCAGTACATGATGCCGGAGGTTGGGGATCAGGTGCTAGTGGCCCATCTGTCCAACGGTACCGGCATGGCATTCATCCTGGGGCCTACCTGGCATAACGAGTGGCGCCCGGCGGAGGGCTTCAAGGGACTGTACCGCAAGGAGTACAACTACAAAAAGCCTGGGGAAGCCTATGAAAGGTACGACGCCAACACCGGGGTGTATAAGATTCAGGTCGGCTCCTGCATCCTGGAAATGAACCGGGACAGCGGGAATATCAATATCATTGTTCCGGGCAATGTGACTGTAAACGGCGATGTGATAGCCAGCGGAATCAGCCTTACAGGCCACACCCACACCGGTGTGCATGGTGGAACAAGTGGGCCGCATTAAGGGGAGGTGTGCGTATGCCAATCGGCAGCTGGGGGCCAGGCCTGGTGTTTTCTGTCAGCGATAAGAAAGTACTTACCTTTAACGATATGAGCCGGACTGTGGCCTCCGAGTGGGCCACCCACAGCCGGATCGGGCTGAAGGACCAAGTCGAGTATCTCCGGCCGGCCCTGCAGAAGCTGACCTTCACGATGGAACTCAACGCCCTTCTGGGGGTGCGGCCCAGGGCCATGCTGGATAAGCTCTGCGAGTATGCGGAAACTGGCCGGGTGTACCCTCTGGTGATAGGCAGCCGGCGCATAGGGAAAAACAAGTGGCGCATCACCAATCTCAGCGAGGCATGGGAAACCGTGCTGAACCGGGGCGAGCTGGTGAGGGCCAAAGTGACCGTGACGATGGAAGAATACCTGTAGGGGGTGCGTGTATGAGTATCACTCTGTCCGGGATAGAAATCTCCTTTGACCGTGCTGGGGGCGATGAGGCCCAGCGGCGGGAGATCGTCCGCAACATTGAGAATATTCTTCTGACCCCGGTGGGCACCGACCCGCTCTACCGGGATTTCGGCATTGACACCTCCGTGCTGGACTACCCCCTGGACACGGCCCAAAGCATGATGGCTGTGGAGGTGATAGACGCCATAGAGAAATGGGAGCCTCGTGTGCGTGTGCGGGATGTGAGCTTTGTCCCGGACCCTGCCGGGAATCTGGGGGTTAAGGTGGTGATTGGAAGTGGATAACCTCTTAAAATCGGTGTATGACCTGCCGGATATTTCCTTCATTGAGAACGACAGCCTGGACGCCATGATGCAGAGGCTGGTGAGCAACTACGAGAAGCGGTACAAGGAGGTTACCGGGAAAACTGTGAGCCTGGGGGCCGCCGACCCGGTACGGGTACAGCTTTACGCCATCGCCCTGGATTTGTACCAGATAGAGCAGTTTGTGGACAGGGCCGGGAAGCAGGACCTTCTCAAATACAGCTACGGCGGCTTTCTGGACAACCTGGCCGGTACCAGGGGAGTCACCCGGCATGGGGCCAGCCCCGCCCGGACGACCCTGCGATTCACCCTCTCGGCGGAGAAGCCCTACGCCAGCGCCATCCCGGCGGAGACCAGAGTGACCAACGGTAATAATCTGTATTTTAAGACCCTGCAGTATGGGGAGGTGCCCGCCGGGGAGATGTTCATGGACGTAGAGGCGGAGTGTACGGTCAGCGGTGTGGAGGGCAACGGTTTCCTGCCGGGGCAGCTCAACATTCTGGTGGACCCGCTGCCCTATGTGGAGCGTGTGGAAAATGTCACTGTTACGGCTGGCGGCACGGATGTGGAGGACGACAAGAGCCTGGCGGAGCGCACGTTCCTGGCGCCCTCCGGCTACAGTACCGCCGGTTCTCAGGACGCCTATACCTTCTGGACCAAGACCTACAATACGGACATCGGCTCTGTGCGGCCCGTCAGCCCTACACCCGGGGAAGTGGTGGTGTACATCATCATGCAGGACGGGAGCCTGCCGGATGAGGAAGTGGTGGATGGCCTGACCGATTATCTGGCCAGAGAAGAAGTGCGGCCCATGACCGACCGTGTGACTGTGTCCGCGCCGGACGTCAAGTTCTTTGACCTTAAGCTCACCTATCGTATCGCCCGCTCCAATCAGGCCACGGCGGCTGCCATCCAGGCAGAGGTGCAGAAAGCCGTCCAGGATTTCATCACCTGGCAGACCACAGAAATCGGCAGGGATGTGAACCCCACGGAACTGGTGCGGCGGATCCGTGAGGCTGGGGCCAAAAGAGTAGAGCTGGCAAGCCCCATTTTCACCCCGGTAACGGAAACCCAGGTGGCCCAGTTGGGGGAGCTGTCTGTAAAGTATGGGGGGCTGGAAGATGATTGACCTCCGGGACGGTAAAATCACAGACCTGATAAACAACCCCATGTCCTACAATCCGGAGACCGTCTCCATAGGGTACGCTATCCTGCAGGAGAAGCAGCGGCTCCTAGCCCTGGCAGAACGTACCAGGCTCATGGCCGTGGTGGAGAATCTGGACGAATGGGTGCTGGACTATCTGGCGGTAGAGCTACGGGCTCCGGCCTATGAGGACAGTTTTCCCATTGAAGTCAAGCGGGAACTGATAGCGGGCACTCTGCCGTTCTATGCAAAGCTGGGTACTCCCCAGGCCATCAATTGGGCCACCCGTACCATCTTCGGGGGGAGCCAGCTGCAGGAATGGTTTGAGTACGGCGGCGAACCCTTTCACTTCAAGATGAAAGTCAATATCACAGATGACATCTTCAGCCTGGAAAAAGACCGCCAGGTTATCAATGCCATCAACGTGTGTAAAAATCTCCGTTCTCATCTGGACGGAATAGAGTATTTCATAAAAGCGCCCACAGCCCTGGCATATGCCGGGGCTGTGCTTTTGAGCCATAGTGGACAAGTCTGGGTGAGCTTGAAGCCGGACTCACACTGGCCCCGGTCGGAGGTTGGCGCCGCGTCCGGCGCTGTGTTTCTGGCTTCTTCCGGCATATGCTCGGTAGAGCTGCCGAAGATAAAGGCCAGCTGGCCGCGCGTCAGGATTGGCGCTCTGGCCGGAGCGGTTCACCTGGGAGCATTTGGTGTGTGTTCGGTGGAGCTGCCCAGAGTGAGCCTGCAATGGCCCAGGGTAAAGACCCGGGTACTGCTGGGTGGTGCCCTTCTGGGGATGTCCGGCGTGTGTTCCGTGAATGTTCCCAGGGTGGCGCTCCGCTGGCCGAGAGTGGGTGTGTCCGGGGCTGCGGAAATGGTAGTGCTGAGTCAGACCATGTACCACCGGGCTACCGTGCAGCCTAAGAAACTGGCATGGCCCAAAAGCACGGCTACAACAAAGTTTGGTGTTGCGGTGCTGGGAGTATATCAAAAAATTACTGTATAAGGAGATGATCGTATGGGCTACTGGCAGCAGAGAGCTGTGACCGATGTGGGCAATGAAATGCTCAATGACCTGATGGCCGGCCGGAAGCTGACTATCTGCAGCGCCTACGGCGGCACGGAGAAAGCCGCAGAGGACGCACTGGCCGGGCTCACCGATGTGAGCGGCGACCGTCATGAGCTGGGCCTGCTGGGGCTGGAAAAGGCCCCAGAGGGCAAAATGGTGCGGGTACAGATCAACAACGTGGATATTGAGCAGGGATATACCCTCCACCAGATCGGTGTGTATGCCAAGCTGGATGATGAGCCAGAACAGCTGCTGTTCATCCTTCAGGATGAGCGGGGCGTAGATATCCCGTCTGTGACGGAGAACCCCAGCTTCGCCCTGGAGGTGCAGGGCCTTATCTACATCACCAATGATGTAGAGATCAAGATAAGCCTGGAGGGCAGCAAGGCAATGGTCACCCCTGCCATGCTGGCTCAGCTGCTGTCTGACCATAACGCCGACCCCCAGGCCCATCCTGGGCTGACAATGGCCATCAAGCAGGTACTGGATCAGGCGCTGGAAGAAGCCGGGAGCGGTAATCTGGAACCCGGCGCGGAGCCTCCCGGCCCCGATACCCCTGCAGAACCCGGCCAGCACTACTTTGACGCCGAGGCGAAAAAGGAGTACATTTGTATCGGGCAGGACGAGGAAGGAAACTACCTGTGGATGGTCACCGGCGCTGGCGTGGACGCCAGCCAGATCATGTACGAGGGCAAGCCCCTGACCGCGTTTCTGAAAACCCTGGAGGAATCGGCCAGTACAGACCGGGCCATTCAGAATATCCCCACACAGTATGGGACGCTGACCTATACGGGAGAGGAACAGACCCTGGTTCTCAACGGCTACGACAGCGCAACGGTGCTGCTCACAGGTGTTCTCGCAGCCACGGATGCAGGCGAGTATGAAGCTCTGGCCACCCCGAAACAGCCCTATTTCTGGGGCGCGGACGGCTCCACGAACACCAAGCCAATTAAGTGGAGAATAGACCGGCAGCCGGTGGAGGCAGTGACACAGACTAACACGCTGACCTATACCGGGGAGGAACAGTCCCCTGCATGGGAGGGTATCCGTCCTGACATCATGACCGTAAGCGGACAGCAGGCGGGTACCGAGGCTGGGGAGTATATCCAGAAGATTACGCTGGATAACAATTACTGCTGGCCGGATGGGACCTACGGTGAGAAGGAATTCCCCTGGGAGATTGCTCGGATCACGCTGGAAGCTGTGCCCTGCCAGAGTGTGGAGAACGTGTATACCGGGGCAGAACAGTCCCCAAGCTGGACGGGCTATGACCCGGAGAAAATGACAGTCACGGGTCCCACAGCGGCTACAGAGTCCGGCGGGTATACAGTGGAATTCATCCCTGGTCCTAATTACCAGTGGCCGGACGGGACGCATGGCAAGAAAGAAGTCATGTGGACCATAGCGAAAGCGGCAGGCAGTATCACGCTCTCTCAGAGCGTCCTGAACCTGAAAGCGTCGGCCATGAGCGCCATCATTGGCGTGACCCGGCCCGGTGATGGCGTGATTACAGCTACTTCCAGTAACGCAGCAGTGGCCACGGCTACGGTGAACGGGGAGCGAATCACGGTGCAGGCCAAGACCAAAGGCAGCGCGACCATTACCATCAATGTGTCGGAGGGCACGAACTACACGGCTCCTGAGAGCAAACAGGTGCCTGTAACGGTTACCCTGCCCACCACAACGATGGCAGACAACGGCTGGGACGTGATAGCCGATGTAGGCGCTGCAGGCAATGCGGCCAACTTCTGGAGCGTGGGCGACAGCAAGGATGTGGTGATAAACGGCAAGGTGGGTAATTTCACCTTCAGCAGCCTGACGGTCAAGGCGTTTATCATCGGCATCAACCACAACAGCACCCGAGAGGGCAATGGTGTGCATTTCCTGCTGGGTAAGATAGGTACGGCAGAGATCGCACTGTGCGATGGCAAGCATGGTAATCAAGGCAGCGCCGGTTACTTCATCATGAACACATCAAATACCAATTCTGGCGGTTGGGATGTTTGCTATATGAACAAAACGCTGTTGAACGGTGCCAGCAACAGCCTGCTGACAGCCCTGCCTGCGACACTGCAGAGCGCAATTAAATCCATCACTAAGTACACGGATAATGTGGGTGGAAATCAGAACAATGCTGCCAGTGTAACCGGCAAGCCGTGCAAACTGTTCTTGTTATCGGAGTTTGAGGTATTCGGAGGCAGAAGCTATGCAAATAGTGCCGAACAAAACTATCAACAGCAGTATGCCTACTTTAAAGCAGGAAACTCGAAGATAGCAAATCATCACACCGCAGTGACTACTGCGGTGTGGTGGTGGCTGCGGTCGCCCTATTACAATGGCAACGATACCTTCTGCGTTGTCGGCTCCAACGGCTACTACACTGGCGACGATGCCTACTACTCTGGCGGGCTGCGCGCCGGCTTCTGCGTATCGGCGGCCTAATCGGCCCCACCATCAGGGACGCGCCAGCGGCCCGTACTGCAGGGCAGCAAGGCGGGATTACCGGGCCCTTAAGGCCCTTCCCCATACCGCCGTAAGGCGGTCGCGCAAAATTTCAAAATTGGGGGTTTTTTGTCTGTAGCCTCTGTGCTATAATGTTCAGCGGAAAGGGGGTGGTTTTGTGTCGGTCCTAAAAGAAATGCGGGCTGTCAGCAAAGCTGAATTTGTAAACACTGCTGGCGAGATATTCGATGAGACAGTAGCGTTCTTGTCCCGGCTCTCGGCCCGGTATTCCCGGCTGCTGGCGGAAAAGACAGCAGATCTTGCTGGAGAAGTAATGGACGAAGCTGAAAAGGCCAACAGCCTGTACCCCTCCAGCCTTCTGCGGATAGACCGTCGGGAGGCGCATCTGCTGGAGGCCAGGGCGGCGCTTATGGCTTTAGACGTGAGACTGGGCCGGTGCTACCGCTTGATGATGAAGAATCCCCAGGGAGCTTTTACCAATTCGGCCGGCCAGTATCTGCCGCCTAAGAAAGCGGAGGAAAAGCTGGACAATATGGCCCAGAAGCTGGGAGAGCTTGTCGATAAAGAAAATGACCTTTTGAAAGGAGCGCTGGACTATGTAGCCAAAAAACGGCGGGAGCTGAAAAAGTAGCTCTTAATTTGGGTGTATCTCTGTAAACGTGTGCTCTGCGGTGTGGTGGTGGCTGCGGTCGCCCTATTACAATAACAACAATAACTTCTGCATTGTCAACAACAACGGCAACTACAATAACAACAATGCCTACTACTCTGGCGGGCTGCGCGCCGGATCCTGAATTTATAGGTCAAATGGAGTAACCGATTGGTGAAAGACGACCTCTTCAGAAGGAGAGATGCTTCCCGGTCGTAAGGCCGAAACTGCCCTTTGATGCCCCTGCACGGACGCTGCTTGCATGGCGGGTGGATGTGCCCTATCCCGTTTCATGTGTCGGGGCAAAGCAGATTAGACGGCACCCTACAAGATATCTGTACGAAGGAGCGAATCATTTTGACAAGTGAGCAGCGCCGGGAGGCGCGATATCAACGCCGCAAGGCCCAAAGAGCGGTGAATAAGGATGAGAGGTGTGTCCGGCTGGGCACCTTTGGGGAAGTGTTCTCATACCGGGATATGTTCAAGTACGGTACGAAATGCTGCAATGGCGTCCGCTGGAAGCAATCCGTCCAGAATTACGAGATGCACCTGTTCTCCGGCACGGCCAAGCGCCGCCGCCTGATTCTGGATAAGAAATGGAAGCCCCAGAAGTGTACGCACTTCACCCTGTGTGAGCGAGGCAAGGTACGGCCTATCGACGCGCCCCATGTGACGGACAGGCAAGTGGAAAAGGTGTATTGCAATAAGGTGCTGGTGCCCCTTTACAGCTCCAGCATGATAAAGCACAACGGAGCCAGCCAAAAGGGCAAGGGCCTGCATTGGCATTTCCGGGAGCTGAAGGAACAGCTCCGCTGGCACTTCCGTCGCTATGGTCGGGCGGGCGCGGTACTGCTGATGGACCTAAAGCAGTTCTTCCCCAGCGCCCCACGAAAAACCATCTTCCAGCGGCATGAGCAGCTGATAACCAACCCGGATTTGAAATGGGCGGGGGACACCATCGTGGAGGGTGTTCCCGCCACCGCTCCGGGCCGGGGGATGCCTTTAGGCGTGGAGCCGTCCCAGCAGGAGATGGTGGCCCTGCCAAGCTCAGTGGACAACTGGCTCAAGTGCCAGCAGGGGATCCACTGCTGCGGCCATTACATGGATGACTACTATGTGATTCTGCCGGATGTGGAGCAGCTGAAAAAGCTGGCTCATGAGATGGTCCGGCGGTTCGCGGCCATCGGAATCCCGGTGAACCAGCGCAAGTGCAAGATAATTCCGCTGACAAGGCCTTTCAAGTTTTGCAAGGCTAAATTCCGGTTGCTGGAAACCGGGCGGGTGATTGTCAACGGCTGCCGGGATGGTGTGAAACGCGCCCGGCGCAAGCTGAAGCTCTTTAAGGAACAGGTGGTAGAGGGCAAGCGGGAGCTTGAAACCGTGAAGCAGTACATGACCTGCCAACTTTCTTACTACAAAGGCTACAATGACCACGGACGGGTGCTGCGGCTCTCACGGCTTTGTTACGCCCTGTTCGGGGATATCATGGGAGGTACAAAGTGTATAAAATCACAAAAGATGGGGCCAGCCTCGGCATGACCGAGCACCCCACCTATATCAAGCAGGCACCCAATGGGTGCCTTGTTTTATGCCCTGAAGCTGAGGCCACCGGCATAGTCTGGGAGGGGACGCCCCTCCATCTGCTGGGCCGGGATGATCTGGAGGGCAGGGAAACCGTCATGCTGGAGGAAGTGGACGGAGGCCCGGAGCTTTTGACCGCCGTGGACGCGCTCTCTGACATTGACGCCATGAATGTCGACCATGAGTATAGGCTGACCCTGGTAAGTCTGGGGCTGACCTCTACGGAGGAAAACAAATAGGAAAGGAGGGGAACGGAATGCTGTATAGAACCTTGAAACGGATGATTGAGCGCGGCCAGCTTGACGGGATGGACAGCAAGCTGGATGTGTTCTACGCCGCCGACAAGCTGACCCAGGCAGAATACCTGGAGCTGTCTGCCATGCTGGGCAGGCTGAGGGGAGATGAGGCAACCGATGTATAAGCGGTATATCGTGCGCCAGAGAGCCCGATTTCAGAGTGTGTTTGAGGGCCGGGTGAATCTTCCCTGGGGAACTGTGGTGGATGCGCGTCTGATAAAAGTAAGCGACGACCCGGAGCCCGAGAGGTGGGAGAGTTTTCTCTTCCTCGGTAGCAAGCTGCTGTGTGCGGCCAGCGCCCAGAACACGAAAGACTTCTTCGTGCAGGACGATGACGGGCAGGGTGAAACGCGGGGGCGGCTGGTGACAGCTATCCTTGCCCGCCTCGACCCCCAGAAAGCCCACCAGGAGGCTTCAATCGCTAGATGGGAAAAGATATGGGCTGACCGTAGATGCAGGGCATACAAGCGGCCAGGTTGCCCACAAGGGCGATCCTGTGAGCCCGAAGAACACTGGATATGGACAGATGACTTCTACAACGCGCCCATCGGGGATTTGCAGCACATTGCAGACCTGGTGGGCGCAAAAATTTAACAAGGGACGTGGCCGGGGCGCTGTGTGCGCCTCGGTTTTCCTTTTGTGAGGTGATGAGAAAGTGACTCTAAATGAAATCCTTGCCCACTTGTGGGGTGGCCTACCCTATGCGGGCGGCGGGCTTTTTGTCCTGCTGACTCTGGTGCAGCTGGCTCCCATCAAGGTGACTCCCTGGTCATGGTTGGCAAAGACCATTGGAAAGGCGATGGGGATCGCGGCCATTGAAAAGAAACTGGATGAGCACATCGCCACCGATGACAAGCGGGACGCGGACAGCCACCGGGTGAAGATTTTGCAGTTTAACAATGAGCTCCTGCGCTCCATCGACCACACCAAAGAGGAATTTATTGAGGTGCTGGCCGAGATCGACGCCTACGAGCGGTTCTGCGAGGGCCACCCGGACTACCCCAACAACCGGGCAGTGCTGGCCATTGAGAACATCCAGGAGAACTACAAGGAACGTCTGAAAAAACATGACTTTTTGCAGGAAGGAGAAGTACGGCATGAGTAACAGTCCATTAAGTTGTATGCGGCTGATCAGCCCCAACCGCAACAGCCCACGCAATCACAAAATCGACACTATTACCATCCACTGCGTGGTGGGACAAATGGGGGTTGACGCCCTGTGCAGCGAGTTCAGCCGGACATCGAAGGGCGCCAGCTGCAACTACGGCATCGGCTATGATGGCCGCATCTGCACCGTGGTGGATGAGGCAGACCGCTCCTGGTGCTCATCCAGCTGGGAGAACGATAACCGGGCCATTACCATTGAGTGCGCCAGTGATGCGTTCTACCCTTACGCCATCAACGCCAATGTCTGGAAAGCCCTCATCGAGCTGTGTACGGATATCTGCAAGCGCAATGGCATTCAAAAGCTGGTGTGGTCTACGGACAAGAGCACCCGCATGAACCATCTGAATGGCTGCAACCTGACGGTACACCGGGACTATGAGAACAAGTCCTGCCCCGGCGATTACATCTACAGCAGGCTGGGCCAGATCGCCAAAGAGGTCAACCAGAAACTCAGCGGCGCACCCGCCGGACCCTTCAAGCCCTACCAGGGCCAGGTAAACGCGGATGACGGGCTCAACTGCCGCACAGCACCTGTGAGCGGCCAAGTGCGCAAGACCTACCCGGACGGTACGGTGCTCACCATCACCAAAGAGGACGGCAACTGGGGCTACTGCGGCGAGGGCTGGGTGTGCCTGGATTACATCAATAAAATCGCGTCGGCGAAAGACCCGGCGGCAAAGGAGGATTCTATCATGGACGGAAAGACCTTTAAGAAAATGTACGACGAAATCAACCCCACCTACAACACCATCGACGAGGTGCCCAGCTACTGGCGGGCCGACATCAAGGAGCTGGTGGACAAGGGGATCATCGCCGGCACGGGCGGCGGCAAGCTGGGCCTCACCAAGAGCGACTGCAAGGCCGCTGTGATTGCCAAGCGCATCCGGGAGAAGCTGTGATGGCCGCCCACATGAAGGAGCAGGCGGTCAAGACCAAGACCCGGCCCGATTTCTCCAAGCAGCTCATCTCCGATATTCGCTGGCTGCTCTGGGCGGTCACTCTCGGGGGCCTGCTGCTGGCTGGGTACTGCATCCACCAGGGATATACCGGCTCCCTTCCGTGGCTTTCCGGGATGGTGGGCCTGCCCTGGACAGCACATGGCGTGGTGTGTTCGTTCTATCTGAACATGGCCAAGTCCGACCACAAAGAGGGCGGCATTACCTTTGAGAGCGCGAAAGCTAATAGCTTTTTGATAGACGAAAACGACAGCCCCGTGGGCTAGGAGGAATCTGTATGAATGAATTTTTGACAACCCTACTGCAGGCCGTTCTGGTAGCCGCTGTGCCCGTGTGCGCGGCGTTCCTGGGCAAAGGGCTTAAGGCGCTGGCCAGCTACCTGGGACAGAAGTCCGAGAGTGACACAGTGAAAATGTACATGGAGGCCATAGCTGACGCGGTGGCAACCGCCGTCACATTCACCAGCCAGGTGTATGTGGACAAGCTGAAGGAGACCGGGCAGTTCACCAAAGAAAACCAGCGGGAGGCCCTGGGAATTGCGGTGGCCCAGGCTAAGAACCTGTTGACCGCCGAGGCTGCGGCCTTCCTTGAGAGCGCCTATGGTGATTTGAATGAGTACCTGCAGAGCCGCATTGAGGCGGAAGTGCGCAACCAGAAGATGGGCGTGGGCACTTTGACGCTGAGCGCATAAGGACATACGAAAGCCCCTGGCTTTCCCAATTGGGAGGGCCGGGGGCTTTTTTATTTTCCGGGCCTATTTCTCAAAGTAGATGCTATACACGGCCTCGGCTATTTCATTGTAGCAATTCCTCTGGCCGCGCTTAATCGCGTTTTGGAGCATTTTAGTCGCCATTTCGGAAGCCTCTTTGTGCTCACAAATTTTCGTGATTTTTTCATACGTTGTCATGATATTCATCCTTTCTGGCCTGCCATCTTCAGCACCGGGAGGCCGTCCCTCGGTGGACGCCCCTTGACATTGGCTGCGCCAAGTCGGGGGAGCGTTTCGGCGTTTTATTTTCTATAGGCGAGTTTGAAAAGGTCGTTTTCGTGAAGTTCCCGGTCTTGCTCCTCCTGTTCAAAAAGGATTGCCCTCAGTTCCCGCACGGTTAGATTCTGATTGTCGATTTCGGTAAGAGCCTGCCTCAATTCGCGGATTGTAACTTTCATTTTTTTGTGTTCCCCTTTCCTTTAGCTTGTCCTTATATTACCATACACACGCATAGAATACAAGAGGCTAAGGCGCACAAACATTCGCCGGGTTTCCTGGTGGTAATGGCAGCAAAAAAGGAGCGGCCCACGAGTTGGCTCGCCAACTCGACCGCTCCATGCCTTTACTCCTGCTCCTCCTGATATCGGTGTATATTCCCCAGAATGTGATCCTGCTCCTCTTGGCTCAAGCCCAGCCCCTCCAGGGCCTCGCGGGTGCCGCAATCCGGGCAGATAAGCTGCGTGCTGTCCCGGGAGATCGCCGGGGCGCCCCGGTAGGGCTTGCCGCATTTGGGGCAGACGGTTAGCTGGAACACGTTATCCATTTCTTCTTTCAAGCGCCATCACCTCCCTTGTGTACGCCCTGGCCTCCAGCAGCGCCTCGGGGTCAAAGCCAAAGTCCCGGTAGCCTACCTCGCAGATGTCCATATACCGGGTGGTAGGCAGTCCCGCCAGATGCCCATCGTTCATGAGATAAACAAAAGCCTCCACTTGCCGCTCCTGCGCCGTTTTAAGGCCGGTATAAGTAATAGGCAGGGTTTCTTTACGGTAGAACACAGGGAAGCCCTCGTAGCGGTCCAGGGCCGCCTCGTCAGCCTCTGTGACAGCCCATACTGCCACAGGAACAACATAGCCGGGGGCCGGTTCAATAGTAAGATAGTTCCCGGATCCGCTCCCACGGAACACCAGTCGCCATCCCTCCAGCTGGGCCGTGCCCACAGGCCGGGCATTGGGGCAGCGGTACCCCATCTGCTCCCAGTTCAAGTTGCTGCCATAAGCAAGGTAGTATTTTTTCATGATTCAACATTCCTTTCAAGTTTATTATATCATACTTGCCCTACCACTGAAAGCCCGCTCTTTGGCGGGTTTTCAGCAGGGCATTTAACCTAAGTCCTTCAAGCGGCTGGGCGGCTGGTGTGCCGGAAAGCGGTATCGCCGCTCAAGCGCCGGGTAAGGATTTCCCGGGCCGTTTTGAATTCCTCCCCGATGAATCCCAGGCGGAGCAGCCATGTCCGCATTGCGTACCGGGGGTTCTCGTTCTGCTGGGGCCGGGGGCTGGCGCTTTTCGCTACCTTAGCCATCTGGCTCAGGGCCAGGCACAGCTGGATGTAGGTCTTTAGCTGGCCGGCGTGGATCCCGCCCTTACGGCCCTCGCCAGGGTTGTCGAACTGGAAAAGCCGGAATTCAACCGTGCCGTGGGTGAAGGTGGCGTGGAGGTTCAGCATATGGTAGCGGCTGTCGTTGTAGTGGGCGCTGCGGCGGTAATCAGCATTCTGGCTTTTATACCACACATCGGACAGAGCCGACATCGTGCTGGGCTTTTCCCGGTTGATCCGTTCCAGGAAACGGGGGTCAACCGTTTTGCAGTAGGTGCCCATCCGATAGTGGTCGAGATTCAGGGCGCTGGCCAAGAGGCCCTCGTGGCTGGCCATCAGGTTCGCCAGGTTCCGCAAGGTAGCAGCATCATGGCCATTGGCTCCGATATGGATGTGCACTCCGCAGCCGTGGGCCGGGTTGCTGACTGCTCCAGCGTGGCGGAGCTGGCGGGCGATTTCCTGCAGGTCCTCCAAGTCATCGTAGGTAAGGATTGGAGTGCCGAGTTCAGCTTTTTTTGTATCAGAACTGGCATGGATGCTCACGTCTCGTGTGATTTTCCACACCCGGCCCTGCTGGTCTTGACAACTCCAGGAATCGTAACTGCCGCCGTCATGCCGGACTGTGCGCTCGGTGCCGAAATACTTTGCTACTACTTTAGCGGCCTGCTGGCGGGTGATCTCCGCCATTTCGATTTCCACGCCGATGGTTTGTTTCTTCATGTCCTCGACCATTTTAGTAAGTTTCGCGTTCATTTTGTTTCCCTCCGTGGTTTGATTGTGTCTGTATATTACCATACACACGCACTGAATACAAGCCGCTAAGGCGCACAAACATTCTGCTATTCTCCTGGTGCATATGCCGGCTTGACTTTTGCCATACATACGCATATAATAGAGTAAAATGGGAGGAGGGACCTAAATGCCAAGATTGTCCGCAGCCGCAAATACCACGCCCATAGATAAGAAGTGCCTGGAACTGGGGATATCCCGGTCGGAGCTTTCCCGCCGGAGCGGGGTGCCGCTGCCCACGCTGGATGCCTGGGGCCGGAGAACACGGCTCCCCAGGGACGTGTATCAGCTTTACAAGGTGGCGCAGGTGCTGGGATGCCACATTGAGGATATCATCGAGCCGGAGCTTGCAGAGACGGAGGAAAGCGGCAAGGAATGAGCAAGGGAGGAAGACGATGATGGAGAACAAATCTGAAAAAGTTTGTGGAGCGGAAGGTCCAGGATGGCCCTGGTGCGTAGATTGTGTGCACCAAAACAAAGCATACATTGGGAGAAAATACTCAAATGAAATTGAATATGATGGGAGGCAGTGTGAGCTCGGATATAGATGGGAAGAAGGCGCTCCCTATCCGGATGATTTTTGA